GGTCGTTGGCCCTGCCTAGCTCAACGTTATCATGCGCAAACAGCCTCCAAAAAATAGAGCCCATCCTAACACCAACAAGAAGTTAGTGTTAGATCGCATGGTGAGCGCAAGCGAGTACGCTGCGCACTTTCGCGTCTCTCCTGCAACAGTCACAACCTGGATGGATGCGGGAATGCCGGTCGTAAGCCGCGGCAAGACGCGCGGCGGAGTCGTGATCGACCGTGTTGAGGCAGACCCATGGGTTGCGACACGACGGGGCGCCGAAAAGGCGGATTCCGCGCGCACGAACGTCGCGACCGAACAGGCCGAGAAGCTGCGCATCGCCAATGCCCGCTCGCGCCGTGAGCTCATTCTCTTTCAAGAAGTGCAGTTCGTTTTTCACGAGGCCTGCGCGACGCTGGTTCAGGGCTGCGAGGCGATGCCACAGCGCGTGAGCCCGGATCCGGAAGTTCAATGCAAAGTACGCGATGAATGCCGCGCATTACGGGGGCAGTTTGCCGAGCGACTTGAAGCTCTCGCTGGCGTTAAGGGGGATTTGCCAGTCGGGAGCCGCGATAGCACGCCCGCCCCCCGACAGAACAGCCGCACAGTGGGCTGATGCCTGCCGGGTGCTCCCGATCGGGACGCCTGAGCCGGGGCCGTGGAGGAGTTCGCGCACGCCCTACATGCCGCCGATCTATCGGGCGCTCGAGGAGTATCGACGCGCATCGATCGTCTGCGGCTCGCAGATGGGCAAGACCGGCGGCCTGCTCAATATCATCGGCCACAAGCTCGATGATTCGCCGGGGCCCGTGCTGTATGTGGGCCCGACGAAGAACAACGTCAGCACGGTTATCAACCCGCAATTGACCGCGATGCTGAAGTCGGCGCCGTCCCTGTGGGCCAAGACGGACCGCTCGAGGAAATCACAGGGTCTCGCCAAGACCGTGGCCGGCGTGAGTTTACGGCTCGCCTGGGCAGGCTCGGCCACAGAGCTCGCGTCCCAAACGGCCGAGATCGTGCTGGTCGACGAGTTCGATCGTATGGAGCCGATCCCGGGCGAGGGCGATGCGCTCACTCTGGCCGAGGCGCGCAACTCGAACTACGCACGCGGCCGGGCAATAGCGACCTCGACCCCGACCGAGGGCAACGTTGACGTGGAGCGTCACCCGGAAACCGGAATAGAGCACTGGAAGGTGGCCGAATCGAAAGATGTGCTCAGCCCCATCTGGCGACTGTGGCAGGAGGGTACGCGCCACGAATGGGCCGTGCCGTGTCCGCACTGCGTGGACTACTTCGTGCCCCGGCTGCGGCATCTGTGGTGGCCCAAGGATGATGCCACGGGTAAGAGCTGCTCGGCCAAGGTCGCGAAGAAGGCGGCGCGGCTGATCTGCCCGAGCTGCGGCAGTCACATCGAGGACGCGCAGAAAATCGCCATGAATGCGGCGGGCCGCTATCTCGCGCCCGGGCAGAAGGTGGTGGGCGGGCTGGTCGTCGGCGAGCCGCCGGACTCGGATACGGCCAGCTTCTGGATATCGGGCCTGCTGTCGCCCTGGAAGAGCTTTGGCGACCGGGCGGCCGATTACTTGCGCGCGCTGAACAGTGGCGACCAGGAGCGCATCCGCGTCGTCATCAACACGGGGTTCGGCGAACTCTATGCCTTCCGCGGGGATGCGCCCCCGGCGACGGCCGTCCGAGCCTGCGCTGGAGCCTACGCACAGGGCCAGATTCCGGCCGGCATCAAAGCCTTGACCTGCGGCGTGGACGTGCAGAAGAGCCGCCTGGTGTACGCGGTGCGCGGCTGGGGCTACGGCATGGAGTCGTGGCTCGTGGACTACGGCGATCTGTGGGGCGACACGTCCGAGCCGCAGGCCTGGATGGAGCTCGAGCAGTTGCTCGAGCGTGAATATGGCGCAGCGGAGGGCGTGAAGGGGCTACGGATTCGCCGCATGGGTATCGATTCGGGTTATCGCCCGGGCGACAAGTGGCGCCGGCCGGACAACCTGATTTATGACTTCTGTCTGCAGCATCGCCGGGCACTACCGACCAAGGGCCGCGACCGGCTGACCAAGCCGCTACAGCCCTCACTGATCGATGTGACGTTCCGCGGCCAGGTGCATAAGCAGGGACTGCAGTTGTGGCACATCGACAGCGACTACTTCAAGAGTTGGGTGCAGAGCGCCTTGATTGTGGCGCCCGAGCAGCCACGCCGCTTCTGGGTGCCGTCCGATGTGACGGATGACTACTGCATGCAGTTGACTGCCGAAGCGCGCGTGCCGAAGCCGTCAGGGCTTGCGACCTGGGTAAAAATCCGCGCCGAGAACCATTTCCTCGACTGCGAAGCGATCAATGTCGCGATGGCGCAGTCGCTCGGTTTTCACCGGCGCGTCAAGGCTGCGGCGCGGACGAACGGCCAGCCCGTAGCGGAGTCCGTGACGGCTGAGGGACCTATTACCCCGCCCGCGCAACGCCCACCCGCGGCCACGCCGAAGCTTCGTCAACGGCTGCCGGGCCGAAACTGGACCACTCAGTGGTGATCACACAGATTTCGACGCAGTACGCCCACGTTTGAACGCAACTTGAACGGAGATCAACGCATCCATGGTGATTTCGCGCATTCCGCCACAGATTCTGCAGGGCGATTCCGCCACCTGGACAGACTCGGCTTTCGCGGATGCGAATGGCAATACGTACAACAGCGGCAACTCGACGCTGAAGTACACGATTTCGGGGCCGTCCGCGCCCCTGACGCTAACTGCCACGGCGAGCGGGTTGGATTGGGTGACGGCCATCACCACGCTGCAGAGCGCCGCACTCACGCCCGGCACCTACTGGTGGCAGATGCAGACTTTTGCGACGGGCGTTCGCCTCACGGCTGCGGAAGGTGAGTTGCTCGTAAAGCCCGATCTGGCGCTCGCAACCGTGGGGTACGACGGCCGGACGGTTGCACAAATCGCGTTGGCTCAAGCGAGGACCGCCTATTCAACCTTCACGTCCACGGGCGGCGCCATCAAGATGTATCACATCAACAACCGCGAAATGATGTTTCAGGATCTGCACCAGATTCGCGAGCAGGTGGACTACTGGAGCGCCCAGGTTGCAAGCGAGCAGTCGGCCATCGATGGTGGAAAGAGCCGCCGCCTGCATATCCGGTTTGACCGCATCCGATGAACGTCGAGGAAGTGATCAAGGGCATCGCGCGGTTGCGCGGTGAGCCCCCGGCTGCGCGTCGTGTTGCTCCTGCCGCCTTTTCCCGGATGTACGCGAACGCACGCCCGACGATGGCGCGCAGTGGCTTTGCGAGCCCCAACACCTCGGCCGATGCGGAGCTCATCTCAAGCCTGCTCGGCCTGCGAGCGAAGTCGCGCCAGTTGGTGCGCGATGCCGCCTTTGCCAAGAACGCGCGCCGTATCATCCAGAACAACGTGATCGGTACCGGCATCCGGCTGCAGAGCTTCATTCAGACCGTCCGCGGCACACTGGCCACCCGCCAGAACGATGCGGTCGAGGAAGCCTGGGAAGACTGGTGCTGCGGCGAGAATTGCCACACCGGCGGCGAGGTGCACTTTCACGACTTGGAACGCCTGGCGGTAGGCCAGGTCTTTGAAGCCGGCGAGATCTTCCTGCGAATCCACCGAAGCGCCTTCGGCAAGTCCAAAGTACCAATTGCGCTGGAGATCATCGAGGCCGAGCGGGTGCTCGACGGCTTCACGCAGCCGACCATGGGGCCGGCGGACCCCGGCAACACGATCCGCATGGGCATCGAGCACGACAAATTCGGCCGCCCCGTCGCCTATTACGTGCGCGACCTGCATCCCGGTGACCCGCGCACGACCGCCGGCACCAACGAGTTCATCCGACGCATCCCGGCCGAGGACATGTTCCATCTGCGGGTAATCGATCGGTGGCCGCAGACGCGCGGCGAGCCCTGGCTGCATGCGGTCGCGGGCAAGTTGGGCGACATGAACGGCTACAGCGAGGCGGAGATCATCGCGGCCCGCGGCGGCGCGAACTATCTGGCCACGATCGAGACGCCCGATGGCCCGGATGCGCTGGGCGAAAAGCAGGACGACGGCTCTTTCGATATCCCGCTGCAGCCGGGCACCGTGGAGCGTCTTGCGCCCGGTGAGACATTGAAGTTCGTCTCGCCCAATCGTCCGAACTCGGCGCTGGAACCCTTCATGCGCTTCATGCTGCGCGAAGTGGCGGCCGGCGCCGGGGTTAGTTACGAGTCGATCTCGCGCGACTATTCACAGAGCAACTACAGTTCGACGCGCTTGGCGCTGCTCGATGACCGGGATGTCTGGAAGACATTGCAGCAGTGGTTCATCCGCTCGTTTCGCTGCCGGATGCATGAGGAATGGATGCAGGCGGCGGTGCTCGCTCAGGCCATCCCTGAGATCGATATCGCCCAGTACGTGCTCAATCGCGATAAGTACGAAGCCGCCATCTTCCGCCCGCGCGGCTGGAGCTGGATCGATCCGACCAAGGAAGTCGCGGCCTACAAGGAAGCGGTCAAGGCTGGCTTCACGACCGTGGGCGCGGTCATCGCCCAGACGAGCGGCGGGGATGATCTGGAAGACATCATGCGCACCCGCCACGATGAGCTGGAATATATGGACGAGTTGGATCTGGCGTTCGATACCTCGCCGGAAGTGTATGTGCCCGCCGAGACGCGCGGTCAGATGATTGTTGGCCCCAATGGCAGCGTTGTGGCGGCTCAGCAGCCCGTAGGTCCCGATGGCAAACCTGTCGCCGCGCCGGTCGAGTCGGAAACCACCGAAACGCCTCCCGTGGACGATACCGAGCCTGCGGGCGCGGAAGACGACGAGGAACGCGGGTTGCGCCGTGTCGCTCGAATACTTCGATTCCGAAAAGGGTAGTCATGTCAGACAGCGGGACTCGCATTCTGAGGGTCAGTACAGAGTTATTGCGGCAGGCCCTCAAATTGCCGGACGATGTTGAAATCATCGGTACAAACACGGACTTGAGACTGGGCGCCATCGATCTGGCCATCAGATCTGGGCAATTTGCGCCCGTCCCACGCGGCGAAGTTATTCCCGACGTAAGCGCGATCTATCGTAGCGTTCGTCTGGATTGCGGCTGCGATCGCGCTGAATTCGTCGAATTCAAATAGAGGCACTCCCATGTCCAAAGAAATTGAGCTGGCGTATGACGCCGGCAAGCGCCGCGCTGTGCTGACGTTCCCCAACGGCCGCACGCTGGCGATCGGCAATGTCGATGAGGCGCAGGCCAAAGCCTTCCGCGACAAGCACGGCGCCGAATTCCAGAAACGCGACTGTTGCCTGCACACCATCGATGGGCAGTTCACGCGGGAGCAGTCGCATGGCGAATAAAACGGATGATCGCACCCGCGCGCTGTCCTTCTCCTCGCAGGCCACCGTCGTTCAGCGCTGGTTTGGCGGCGAGATCCTGGATCATTCGCCCGGTTCTGTGAGAATGGGCTTCATGGAAAGTGGTCGCGCGCCGCTGCTAATGAATCATGACACGCGCCAGCAAATTGGCGTGATGACGAGCGCGACCATCGGGAAAGACCTCGTCGGCCGCGGCGTGGCCCGGTTCGGGCGCACCGCCATGGCGAATGATGCGCTAATGAATGTCGATGACGACATTCTCACCAACACGTCGGTCGGTTACCGCGTCTATGAGATGCAGTTGGACTCCGAAAAGAACGGCGAGCCGACTTATCGCATCACCGATTGGGAGCCTTACGAGGCGACCCTCTGCGCCGTGCCGGCAGATCCCGCCGTGGGCGTAGGACGGCAAGCCATCTTGCCACCGGCGGCGGTTGACCCGCCCCAAACCACAGAAACCGAATCCCCCGAGGCCCGCACAACGCGGGCCTCTTCCATTACGGAGCCGGAAACGGCCACCGAAATCCGGGCGATCCCGGATCTCCCGGCGGATCCCGCCAATTCAAACACTGGAGTTATCACGATGACTGAAGCAACAGCATCGGCGGGCGCCGCCGAGCGAAAAATCACGGCCATTCAGGCGGAGAACGAGCGCCGCGCCGCGATTCAGGTCCTGTGCAAGGCCAACAAGATCGATGCCCGCGCCGAGCGGCAGTGGATCGAGGATGGCACGCAACTGGTCGATGAGACCGGCGTTGACGGCAAGGTCGTGCGCGCGGGCGTCGCCTCGCAGATTCTGGAGGTCATGGAGCGGCGCGGTCGCGAGACCCCGACGGCGCTCGCGAATCTCGGGCTCTCGAATCGCGACACGCAGCGGTTCAGCCTCTTCAAAGCCATCCGCGCGCTGCGTTACGGCGGCCAGCGGCCCAAACTGCTCGAGGAAGCCGCCTACGAGCTCGAATGCTCGAGCGCGGTCGGCAAGAAGCTCGGACGTGAACTCACCTCGAGCATCCTGATTCCCGGAGAGGTGCTGCAGCGTCCCTTGGGCGAGGAGGCGGCACAACGCGCCATGGCCACCCAGCCGGGCGCGAAGGGCGGCTACATGGTGAATGTCCAGAACATGGGCTTCATCGACATCCTGCGCAATCGCTCGGTCGCAATGAGCATGGGCGCGCGCGTGCTGGGCGGACTGCAGGGCAACGTCATGTTTCCGCGCCAGACCGGCAAGGTTACGGTGACCTGGCAGGCCGGTGAAGGTACGAGCGTCACGGCGGCCGATCAGGCGTTGGGCCAGCTTTCCATGACGCCCAAGACCTGCATCGCGATCACGGATGTTTCGGAGCAGTTGCTGGCACAGGCGAGTCCCTCCGCCGAAGCCTTCGTGATGGCGGATCTCGCAAGCGATGTCGCGATCGACGGCGTTGACTATGCGGTCATCAACGGCACGGGCGGTGCGCAGCCCCTGGGTATCAAGAACACCACCGGCATCACCAGCGGCCAGGATGCCGCGACCGCTACCTATGCCAAGGTGCTGGCCTTTGTCAGCACGGCGGGCGGTGCGAACGCCATCCGCGGAAATCCGGGTTGGGTGACCAATACGGCGGGCGCCGCACGGCTGATGCAGGTCCAGCGCTTCACCAGCACCGATACACCGGTCTGGCAGGGCAACATGTTGAACGGCACGCTGGTCGGCTTCAACTCGATGTCGTCTGAGCAGTTGGCCTCGGGCAACCTGATCTTCGGCTCCTGGGATGAGGTCGTGATCGGCGAGTGGGGCGTGCTGGAACTGTCCACTGACAACGGCGGAACGCGCTTCAACCAGGCCCAGGTCGGCATCCGCGCCATGTGGATGGTCGACGTGCTGGTCCGCTATCCGCAGGCGTTCGTGGTCAGCACGAATCTGAGCTGATCCCGTGAAGGTCAAGGCACTGCGGGGCGTTTGCATCGGTGTCGGCCAGCATCTGAAGGCTGGCGACATCGAGGACCTGGAACCCGCCCTGGTCACCTACCTCGTCGGCATTGGCGCAGTCGAGCGCGTGCCGGACGAGCCGCCCAAACCTGATCCCGTCGTGGCTGAGCCGGTTAAACCCGAGCCGCCCAAGGACGAGACACCCAAATCAGCGCCGGCCAAGTCCGGTTCTAAGGAGAAATGAGTCATGCTTCTGAATCAAGCTTCTGCGGCCACTACCACCAGCATTCTGGATCCGGTATCGGCTGCCAACACGGCCGCGGCCACCAGCGGTAGCGCGAAGTGGCTGGATGTTCGCGCGTACGACGGTGAGATCCTGGTCACCCAGGTGCTGGGCGCCATCACGGGCACCATCGCGGGGAAACTGCAGTCCGCTTCCGATGCGAACGGCACCGGTGCGGCGGACATCACGGGCTACACGTTCCCGGTCAACACGACGAACCAATCTTCCAAGGTCGTTGTGGACCCCAAGAAAGTCGTGGGCGGCTTCCTGGGTTATGTCGGCACCATTGCGACCGGACCCACGGTGCTCGCCGTGACTGCCGCGGGCAAACTGAAGATCGTTTGATCCCATGTTTGCCGAAGATGCCGGGGCGTTCCTGCGCGATTTCGGTTCGCCCGTCATCTTTGGCGCCCAGACCACTTGGGCGCTGTTCGATCAGCCGGACACGGACGTCCTCTCGGGCCGCGCGCAGTCCACTCAGTATGTCATTGAGTATCCGCGCGCGGATCTGGTGGGGCTTGCCAACAACGACATCGTGTTGGTCGGCATCGAACCGGGATGGAAGTTCGATAGCACCGGTACTCGGCTGGAATTTACCGGCGCCGGCGCAGCGCCCGAGTCAGCCCGGTTTCGCGTGATGGGCTCGCCCAGCCGGATTGAAGATGGGCTGTTCGTGCAGGCGAAGTTGCAGCGCATATGAGCGCGCGCGAGACCCTCATGACGGCGATTGGGGCGTTGCTCGCCACCGTGCCCAATGCCGTTTTCTTCCGTTCGCGCCAAGCGGCTTTGGCTCGTAGCGAGGGCAATGCAATTCTGCTGGAGCCCGAGGAAGAGCGGGTGACCAAGCGTACTCAGAGCCCGGCACTCGTCCTTCGCGGTCTCACCGTCATTGTCTCGGTCCTCACGCGCGGCGATGTTCCTGATCAGGTTGCTGATCCCTATATCGAGCAGATCACAGCATTGCTAGTGGGTGACCCCACGCTCGGCGGCAAATGCGCGCAGATCATTGAGCAGAGTACGCGCTGGTCATTCGCCGAGGCCGATTTGACGGCTGGCGTAGCCGAAATCCGTTTCGACATCCTCTATCAAACACTCGCGTCGAATCTCGTGACGGCGCAGTAACCATTTTCTTCGTATCGCCACTCCTCCCCCTGGCCCCGCTTCTCGCGGGGCTTCTTTTTTGGAGATGCTTCAATGGCCAATCCGCTTTATCCATTCGGCGCCGGCACCGCATGGGTGACCCAGCAAACCGACTCACAGGGCAACACGGTTACCAATCCAACGCCGATCCTCATCGCGGGAATACAGGATATTTCCATTGATGGTTCGGCGGACGTGAAGGAATTGTACGGCTCGAATTCCTTTGCATTGGCAGTCGCCCGCGGGAAGCAAAAGCTCGCAATCAAGATAAAGAATGCGCAGTTGCATGGCCGTTTGTGGAATGCCATCTATTTCGGCCAGACACTATCCGCAGCCATGTATGAGCAGGTGTTTGATACGACTGGAATCGCCATCCCCACCACGCCGTTTACAGTCACTGTCTCTGCCACGGCGGCCGATACCACGCACGTTCAGATTCCGAACTCCGGAACCTATGGCTACAATCTGGGCGTGAGAGATTCAAACAACCTTCCCTATGATCGAGTCGCCAGCGCCCCCACGACCGGGCAGTACTCGCTGACTGGGGGCGTCTACACGTTCGCCGCTGCAGATGTAGCCAAAACCGTATTCATCGATTACAACTACACCGCGACCTCTACTGTCGCGCGCAAACTGGTCGCTCAGAATACGTTGATGGGGTTGGTTCCTTATTTTCAGCTGGATATTAAGATCCCCTCTCCCCTGGGCGGCGCATTGAACGTCACATTCCCCAATTGCTGCGCGACGAAATTCGGCATCGCAACCAAGTTGGATGACTTCATGGTGCCGGAGTTCGACATATCGGCATTCGCTCCTGGCCAAAGCAGCCCGTTCACCATGGAGTGGAGCCAGTAAATGTCCCTCGATGTTCAATCGCAGCGCACCCTGCGCGCCGGCTTTACGTTCAATTTTCGCGGCAACGAGCCCGATGCGGACGGCAAGCCAACGGGCGAACTGATCGACATCGAACTGGTCGTGCCGCCGCTCAACTTTGACTCATTGAAGCTCCTGCAGGCGCGGCTGCAGAAAATGGGCAACGGGCCGGATACGGACTCCATGGAAACGCTCGTCGATGCGCTCGAGCAGGCACTCGCCCGCAACTACCGCAACGTTCCGCGCTGGCTCATCACTCAGACGGTCGATGTCGGCAACATGGGCGAGATGATGCTGGCGCTGATGAACGTGTCGGGATTGAAGGCGCGCGAGGAGGGTGGAACGGAAAAAAAAGTGATGGCGCCGGAGACGGCGCAGATGAATGGAACGGCGACAGTTGGGACGAGCTCTACTGCTTCGTGATTGCTTCCTGCGGGCACGGCTGGGAACAAATAGGCTGGGAATGGGATCTGCCGCGACTGGCTGCCTGGAATCGGATGACCGGAAAAATGCCGCCGCTCGCCATCATGGTCGGCCGCTATCTGGGGTATAAGCCGCCCGAAGCTGACACCAGCAAATTGACCCAGGAGCAGCATGCGGCGCGTCTCCTCGGCCAACTCGGCATGAATATCGGATAACGAGTCAACATCGCAATGGCCCAAGACGATATCAGTTTCGGCATATCCGGCGAAAATGCCGCCTTCATGCGCGCGCTGAAGGAATCGCAGGATGCAGTCAAGGATGCGGCCGAACGGATGCATTCGAGTTTCGAAGGCGTCTCAGCCGTCTTCGAGAAGATCACGGGCGCATTGGGCATATTCTCCGCCGCGCTCGCGGGCGGCGCTGCCTTCAAGGAGGCCATCGATACCACGGTCGAATTGACAGTCAGCGCCGAGGACCTCGGCCGACAATTCGGTGTCTCCGCGACCCAGGCATCCATATTGCGTGTGGCACTGGATGAAGCGCACGTCTCCACCGAGACCTTCCAGGCCGCCGGCAACGCGATGACGCGGCAGTTGAACAAGAACGAGGACGCATTCAAAAACGCGGGCATTGCGATACACGAGCATGGCGGCGAACTGCGCAATCAACTCGATATCATGTTGGATGCGATCGATCATCTGGCCAAACTGAAAGAAGGCACGGACCGCAACCTCGAAGGCCAGCGCCTCTTTGGTCGCTCTTGGGGCGAGATGGGCCGCATCGTAAACGTGACCAGCGAGGCCATGCGTGAGGCGGCGGATAAGGCCGATGCGCTGGGACTGTCGGTGGGCGGGGAGCAGTTAGCCGCCACAGAGCGCTACCGCACCGCCATGAATGACGTCAAAGACGTCATGACGGGTGTGAAGAACGTCATCGGTCAGGCGGTGATGCCGATACTCACTGAGCTGGGCGAATGGTTTGGCAGCATCGGCCCCGGGGTGGTCGAGACCTTCCGCGTGGCATTGGCAGGACTTGCCGTGCCGTTTCGCGTCATCACGCTCGGGCTCGAGGTGATTTACGAGACCGGCAAGGCCGTCTTCACTCAGCTCGCCCAATACGCCACCACCTTTGCCCAGATGTTCAATCGGGCGCTTCATGGTGATTTTTCTGGTGCCGCGCAGGCCTGGCGCTCGGGTATGGGCCGAATTGAGCAGATCGGCAACGAATACTGGGAGAAAATTGCGGCGGATGCCGAGCGCACGCAAAAGCGCATCGTGGATTCGTTCGCCGCTGCCATCGTGGGCCCCAAGGTCACGCCCATTGCCTCCACGGGCGGCACTAACGCGAGCGAGAGTGATTTGGCAGCCAAGAGGGCCATGGAGTTGCTGCGCGAGCAGATGCACATGGAAGACCAACACGCGCAGTCACGGCTCAAGATGATTGCCCTCGACATTGAAGAAACGGACCGGTTCCTGGCGGGTGAGGAGCGCGCGGTCGCGGCCGGGCAGCGCGATCTGGAGTTACTTCGAGAGCAGACCAGGGCCAACGATCAGAATGCGGCCAGCCGCTTAAGAAGCATCAGTACGCAACTCGAAGAGAGCGATAGATTCCTGCAGTCGGAGCAACGAGCCGCGCAAAAATTCCAGCAGCAATGGGGCGCGGCCTTTAGAAACGTCGCCACTGCCTTCGGATCAGCATTTTTAAGCATGGCGCGCGGAAGTCAAAGTTTCGGTGAGGCCATGCGCAGTATGTTTGCATCGATCGCCGCAGCGGCCGTCGAGAATACTGGAAAGAATATCGCCATGATGGCATTGCAATCGGCCGTGGGAAGAGATCTCGGGTCCGCCCAGATTCGCAAAGATGCGGGCGAAGCAGCCGCGGGCGCCTACAAAGCCATCGTAGGGATTCCCTATGTGGGTCCGTTCTTGGCGCCCGCCGCCGCAGCGGTGGCCTATGCGGGTGTGTTGGCGTTCGATAGTGCTGAGGCAGGGTATGACATTCCTGCTGGCCTGAATCCCGTGACTCAATTGCACCAGCGCGAGATGGTGTTGCCAGCCCCCGTTGCCGATACGGTACGCAATGCCATGTCAGAGCACGGCAAGGATGCCCCAAGGGGCGGCGGCTCGCTCAATGTCCAATTCGTCCCCGTGGGGCGCGACCATGGACTCGTTCAGATGAAGGACCTCGCGGGCGCGATCAAGAAACTCAACAACCGCTTCGCGCTGTCCTGAAGACGAACGATGACATCAGCTTGGGGCAACAGCTGGGGCAACAGCTGGGGCAACGCATGGGGCTCGATCGGGTCGGGATCGACTGCGTTTCCCCCGACGGTGATCGGTACGATCGCGGCGCAAACCTCCGTGGTCGGGGTTCCGATTACGCCGCTGTCGATCGTCGGGGATTTTGCGAATGCGGTGTTCTTTAGCCTTGACAGTGGCGCGCTGCCCACGGGCATCGCATTGCTCGGATCGGGCACGTTCGTCGGAATACCCACGATGCCCGGCGTCTATAGCGGCATCGTGGTGCGCGGTGCCAATCCCTTCGGCAGCGTCACGGCCGCGGCGTTCACCTGGACCATACAGGCGCTGCCACTCGATGTCTTTCCAATGTACTTGCCGGGCGCCACGCTCGATGTCGTGCGCTCACCCACCTGGAAGACCGGTTATCAGGAAGCGCTCGCCGCCAAAGTCACGGTCATCGGCTATCAGCAATATCCGGTGTGGGAATGGGAATTTCGCTACGACCTGCTGGATGATCGCCTGCCGGTAAGTGAACTGCGCCAGATCGTGGGGCTGTTCAACTCGATGCGGGGCCGGTTCGGCACCTTCCGGTTTCTGGATCCTCATTTCAACACGGTGGTCGCGGAGCCGTTCGGCACGGGCAACGGCACAACACTGGCGTTCCAGTTGATTGCCAACTACGCGGTGGCCGGCGGTCCGGGTACGCCGGACATCATCCAGAATCTCGCCAACACGCCGAATCTGTATGACAACGGCACGCTGATCAACCCAGCCAACTACAGCATTGGAGTGACCGGCATCGTCACGTTCACCTCAGCGCCCGTCACCGCTCACGCGCTCACGTGGTCCGGCTCGTTTTACTACCGCGGCAAGTTTCTGTCCGACCGCATGGACCCGGCGCAGTTTCTGTATCGGCTGTGGGAATTGAAGAGCTGTAAGTGGAGAGGGCATATCCTTTGAAGAATGCCTCGGCCGCAACCATCGCGATTCTCGCGAGCGGGAGCTTTTTCAAAGCCGATTTGTGGAGTTTCGCGCTCGCAGGCGGCGCGACCTACTACTTCACGACGAGCCAAGTACCGCTGACAGCGGCGATTTATCCCAGTGGTACCCAGCATACCTACCTGACGGGACTCACCCTCATGAAGGGGGGCTTCACGCAGAAGAACACGCTGGAAGTGCAGAGCCTGCAGTTGGATGTCTATCCGCAAGGGGACAACCCCGGCGGCCCCGTTTTGATTGGCGGCATTCCGTTCTTGAAGGCCGTCAAAAACCGTCTGTTTGATGCGGCTGTTGTCACGTGGTCGAAAATCTTTCTGCACTCCTGGGCTGACACGTCTCCCGGCGCGGTCCTGTGGCAGATTTTCGGTATCAATCAGGCGGTCGCGGGGCGCATGTCCGCCGTCTTCACGTTGAATGAGAAGAAGGAACTTCTCAACGTCCAGATGCCGCGCAATATCCATCAAGCCTCTTGCCTGCATACCGTGTTCGATGCGGGCTGCACCCTGTCGGCCGCTACCTTCACGGTGACTGGCGCTGTCTCGGGATCGGGTGGCACGGTGACCGGTTGGAGTACCAACCTCACCCAGGCCGATGATTACTGGAGTCGCGGGGTGCTCACGTGGACCTCCGGTGCCAATGCAGGATTGAGCCGCACGCTCAAGACCTATCTGCACACCAGTGGTGCCATGGTGCCGATCCAGCCGCTGCCGCATGCACCGGCCAATGGGGATGCGTTCAGCATCAAGCCGGCCTGCAAAAAGACGCAGGCGGCGTGCTCTAACACGAATGCGGCGCTGGGTCCGGCCTATAACAACCTGATTCACTTCCGCGGCGCGCCCTACATCCCCAACCCCGAGACCCTCTACGACGGCGGCACCAGTACGCCGCAAGCACCTCCCGCCTTGGGATCGCAGGGTGGGGCGGGCGTAGGCTCGCCGTTCTCCGGAAAGATTCCCATTGTCAAAGCCTGATGAGTTGCGCGCGGCGATCGTGGCCGAGGCCCGCACTTGGACTGGCACGCCCTATCGTTGGTGCGCCGACATCAAGGGCGTGGGCGTGGACTGTCTGATGCTGTTGGTGCGCGTCTATCAGGGCGTGGGACTGGTACCAGCGGATTTTGACCCACGTCCCTACAACCCGCGTTGGCATCTACATCGCAGTGAGGAACTCTATTTGCAGGGCATCGAGCGTTTCGCGCATCGGGTTGAGCGCGCGCAGCCCGGGGACATCGAGGTCTATCGCTTCGGCAAGACCGCAAGCCACGCGGGCATCGTGATCGATGACGAACTCATGATCCATTCGCACGCCGAGCATCTCAACACGGAATTGTTTGAGCGGCGAACCATTGAGCATCGGCTCGATAGTGCATGGAGCCTGATCCCGTGAGCTTTCTGGGCGGCGCCAAATCGCAGTCAGTCACGCCGACACGCCTGAATGCCATCGCGCTCAATCAGAGCACCTATGGCAATGCGGTGGCGCTGGTCTACGGCAAGACCCGGATCGGCATCAATCTCGGGTGGTACGGGAATTTCACGGCGATACCCGTCCGGCAATCCGGCGGCGGTAAGGGCGGCGGCGGGGGCAGTACGAGTTCGTACACCTATAGCGCCGCCGTCATCATGTTTTTGTGCGAGGGCCCGATTGCAGCCATAGGCCAGGTCTGGAAAGACAAGGCCATCACGACCATCTCGGCGGAAGGTCTGACGCTCTTTACGGGCGCGGGCGGACAGGCGACCTGGTCGTACCTGACGACCAACTTTCCCACCCAGGCCATTCCCTACGATCACACCGCCTACGTGGCGGACGGTAACCTCGATCTCGGGGGCTCGGCTTCGCTGCCGAATTACAGCTTCGAGGTCACGGGGTTCTGCAGTTTCGGCGGCGGCATCGTGGATGCGGAGCCGTCCGCGATCCTGGTCGACTACACGACCGATGCGAACCACGGTTGCCACTTCCCGTATCTGGACTCCGGCATCCAGGGTGCGGGCAACACGTATCAGAGCTACTGCATCGCCATGGGCCTGTTCTTCAGCCCCCAGGAGACAACGCAGCGCTCGGCCGTAGACTTCATCAACGAGTTGCTCAAGGCCACCAACTCGGCACCCGTGTGGTCCGGGGGCGTGCTCAAGATCATCCCGTATGCCGACACGCCGGTCACCGGTCACAGCCGCACCTACACGCCGGATCTATCGCCCGAGTACGATTTCTTCGACACCGATTACTTGGATGCGAGCCAGGGCGGTGGCAGCTCGAGCAGCAGCGATCCGGTGCAGGTCTCGATCACGCCGGCCAACGAGACGTTCAACAAGGTGCGGGTCGAGTTTCTCGACCGTGCGAATGCGTACAACGTCGCGATTGCCGAGGCCACCGACGACAACGACATTGCGCTGAACGGCGAGCGCACCATGCAGACGGTGTCGCTGCATGGGATCACGACCGCGGCTGTCGCGCTGCAGGTCGCGCACCTGATCCTGTGGCGGCAACTGTATATCCGCTCGACGTTCACCTTCTCGGTGCGCGCGGATTACTGCCTGCTCGAGCCCATGGACTTCGTTGCGATCAATGATGTTGATTGCGACATCGTCAATCAGTTGGTCCGCATCACCCAGATCGATGAGAGCGCCGATGACCCGGCCGGCACGAGCAGCGACATGCTCACCATCACGGCCGAGGAGATGCTGGTCGGTCCGGCGCTGCCGCCGATCTATGACACGCAGGCGGCTCAAGGATATGCCGCCAATTACAACGTGGACCCTGGCAGCATCCAGACGCCGCTGATCTTTGCAGCCCCGCCACTCTTGGTAGATCCCAATGGCGGCTATCAACTGTGGATCGCGGCCTGCGGCCAGAACATCGACCCCTGGGGCGGATGCGATGTACATCAATCGCTCGATGGCGGTACTACCTACGCCTACGTCGGCACCATCGCAGGTCCCGCCCGCTACGGCACGCTGACCGCATCGCTGGCGACCGGCGTCGACCCCGATGTGACCCACACCCTGTCGGTGCAGTTGGACGACACGTCGCTGCAGATGGCCTCGGGCACCGTGGCGGACGCGGACAACCTGCGCACGCTCATCTACGTCGATGGTGAGGTGATGGCGTACGAGACCGCGACGCTCACGGGCGCGGGCGCCTACAACCTCACCTACCTGCGCCGAGGGCAGTACGGTACCGATCGCGCCGCCCATTCATCGAGCACCGCCTTCGCGCGCATCGATGAGGCACTGCTGCGGGTCCCCTATGACCCCGGCATGGTGGGGCAGACGCTGTACTTCAAGTTCCCGAGCTTCAATTACGTGGGCGGTGGCGTCCAAGACATCAGCGCGGTATCGGCCTACACCTACACCATCACGGCCGCGAATGCGGGCCAGCTTCAGGCGAATGCCACCACCTTGGTCGGGCGCGGCGTTGCAGTCGTCGGCACCAAGGCGTTCAAATCGGCGGCCACGTCCGCGTGGGACAGCGACTGTTATTCGAAAGAGAGTTATACCAACGGCGCGTTCGTCAATTTCCGCGCATCCCAGGTCAATGCATCTCTAATATTGGGCCTGGGCAGTAATCCAACGTTGGATTCGAGCTACACGTCGGTCAATTACGCTTGGGAGGCGCACAGCAGCGGAACCAGTTATATCTATGAGAGCGGAGTGAGCCCTGGCAGCTATGGGACTTATACGGCGAATGATGTCTTTTCGATCATTTACGACGGCAAAATGATCCGGTATTTCAAATCCGGGACGTTAATGCGCCAGATCCCCGCACCTCCCGGACTCACGCTCTATCTCGACAGTTCGTTCTATGACCCGGGTGCCGCCGCCAACAACATCTCGTTCGGCCCCTACGGCGCTGTGCAGGCCGTGCCCTATATCGCGCGCGGAAATTGCCGTGTCAGTGATCTCAACGTCACGAAATCAGGCGGCTCATCCGCCTGGGACTCCGATTGCTTCAGCGTGGATACGTTCCCGATCTGTCACGTGAGTTGGAAGTGCAACCAGACGAATGCGAACCTGATGATCGGGCTCGGCCTAAGCCCGGCGTTCGATCAGTCCTATACCTCGATCGATTACGCGATCTATTGCGATGTGAGCGGCATCATCGAGATTTACGAGTCCGGTACGCAGGTGGTTGCCAATGCGGGCGCCTACACGACTGCGACCCTCTTTGGCGTCACCTACAATGGCTCTACGGTGACCTATCTTGCCGATGGCGTCGTGCTGCGCACCGTGACCATCGCGTCCCTCGCGCTCTATATGGACTCGTCGTTCTACACGCCCGGCGGCGGCGTCAATTCGCTGCGCTTCGGACCGACGACCAATCTCGAGGTGCTGGATACGCCGCAAATCGGGCAGAACGCGGCGACTGTCACATACCTGTCCACGCTGAATACCGGCGGCACGATCACGGTGCCAGCGAGCACGGTGCACGACCCGACCAAGGTCATCAACTCAATCATTGTTACCCCTGCGCCCGCATTCGATTGCAAGGTGATATTGACGGTAACGATCAAGATGGACCAGACCGCAGGCTCGGTCGGAGATCTAAGCCTCTATTCCTTCTACTACGACGGATCGACGTTCACCTATAGCACGGTCGATGCCTTTCTGAGCATCAGCGCTACGCCGGAGCACCATCTGACGATGCAATGGCAGTTCGATCATAATCACGCCACGGGCAGCGCAACGATCGGCATCGGCGTCAGCAATAACTCCGGCTCGTCGAGATCCGCCAACTTCGAGCAGGGTTATATCCAGCAGTTGGAATTCATCAAGCGATGACATATCACTACTATCATGCCGAGACGGGCATTCTGCACCCCAAATCGATCGCGACCGACTTAGCCGACGAGAGGGATGCGCTCACATTCGCCGAAGCGAATGCGCCGCCAGGTCATGTTGTGCTCCAAGGGGCATTCGATCATCGCCGCCAGCGGGTTGACGTCGCCACTGGCGCAGTTGTCCCCTATTCGCCTCCCACACCATCGGCGGACCACGAGTGGGACGAGGGCACATGGGCATGGCGTCTGAATGCGCGCGCAATCGCTAAACTGGATGCGCTGGAACAATTGAAGGCGCTTGACTCAGCTCAACTTCGCCCCTTGCTTGAGCATGCGCTCGGCATCGACGGCGCCAAAGAACGGCTGCAGGCGATTGCCGCCCGTAAAGATGAGTTGAGAAAGAAACTCTAAGGCCGCACTTGAAAGGCATACCCAGCGCGCGCGGTGAAGATCTCGCGAGGGCCGCACATTCCGGCGCAGACCTGTCCGTCCTTGGGCGCCATGTTGTACGCCTCGCTCACATCGAGGTAGAAGCCGCTGCTCGTGTGCCAGCGCGCCGTGACCCCAACCGTCTCGTAGGCGATGTTCGTCGGATGGCTCGTGAAGGGCTGGTGCTGCGAGATGTGGGACGAATGAGCGAACTCCGGGCCGATCGAGTTCGGCAGTAGAGACGCGCAGCCCGTGCTGAGTATTGATGTCGCCAAGATGAGTCCTATTGTCGTTTTCATGATTCCTTTCTCCGTTTCGCAATGCGCTCCAGATATCGCTTGACCAATGGCCATTCGGACGGGAGCAGGTAGATCTCGTATCGCTTGAGCCCGAGGGCTTTGCGGCGCTCTCTGAGGGCCTGCACTCGTTCGAATATTGTTTTCGCCATGCCGTGCAATCTATCACCGTTTCCTGTAACGGTCAATAAAAAGCTACACCTCAAGGGGTTCGATCATGCCAGTGGAGGCAACGGAAGAGGCTTCTTTTCCTGACTCAGCAAACAACCTGGAGAGCAGCACCAAACGCCTCGCCGAGTGGACCTTCTCGCTGCAGGGCGTGGGAGCGGATCTGCGGCAGGTTGTCCGGGAGTTGAAAGCGTGGGTCGGCGCCAAGATGGCCCACTGGTCGGATGAGCACCCACCGCCCGATCCGGAGCGCGAGCCACGCGACCGGGATCTGCAGAAGTTTGCCGAAGGCATTGCCGCGGTGGCGGCGCGTGAGGCGATGCGCTACGCGAAGGTTGAAGTTAACTCACGGCATAGCGAGGGTGGTCCCAAGGACGGCAACGGCAATGGAGACAAATCGTGGAAGGACAAGATAGCCTTTCCCCTGATCGTGTCGGCGATCGTCGGGGCGGTGGTGACCTACGCGAAGGTGGGGGCGCTGGAGACGACGATGCGCAACTACCACGAGGAGGACTTGCGCCGGGATCAGCAGCGCCACGAGGAGTACGAGCGCCGGCTGACACGGCTGGAGAGCAAGGCGTTCCCGTGACCGAAACCACGGTTCACCATCATCAGGAAAATCATCAGCCCCTCACGGCTCACGAGGGTGCTCAGATTCACAACGCGCCCGTCAACATCACATTGAACCTGGGCAAAGAAACGCTCCTTGTGGTCGTGATGTTGAGTCTAGTTATCGGCGCATGCGGGCTCACGATGGGCCTGAATCTGGCGAAGCAGAGCCAGATGGACCGAAGTTTCGAAGACCTCGGGCGCAAGTACCGCATGGCCGAGTTGAAATACGACGAGTTGAATTTGACCGTGCGGCGCGCTGGCATCGGGCGCGCGGACGATGATCAAACCGGAGTCGGCGGCAATCTCGACCCCGAGGCTTTCGGGGAACCGTTTCTTCACAAGCGTAAAGGAAAGTAGCCATGGGCGGAGCACCCTGCAGAATATTGGTTCACGACATCATGCGTGAGTTCACCGCAATTCCAGCCGATCCGGCGCAACTGCCGGAGTTCGACAGACGGTTGGTACGTGTCTACGGAGAATATGAGTTCAATCAGTCCGTCCACAACGAGACGGAGTACACCGATCAGGTCTGCAAAATCCTGACCAAGCCTCACTGGGCGGAGGCTGACCGCGAACTGTTATGGGAAGCCGTCGGGAAGGTCTGCGGCGGCTATTCGTGAGCGAAACGCTCTTCATCGGCATCCTGAGCGCGCAGACCGTACTCATCCTCGCGCTGGTCGGTCTACTGAATACGCGGCAAACCGCTCATGAACGCCAGTGCCAGGAGTGGCAGCGCCAACTCATGAAGGAGCATGGAGCGCTGACGGCGCGTGTGGATGATTTGCGGGAGAATCGGACATGAGTCAAATGCAAGCCATTGCCTTTACGCTTGCCAAGGAGACGGACGAGCTGACTGACAGGCCGGACGATCCCGGTGGCCTCACGCGCTGGGGCATCGCGCTCAATCGACATCCGGAGCTGACCGCGGAGGACATCCGCAACATGACGGAGCAGCGCGCTGGGCAGATCTTTGCCGATCAGTATTGGCCTGCGCGTGCCGATGATCTGCCCGATTACATGTCGATCCCGTTGATGGCCTGCTCGGTCCTGCAGGGCCGGCAGACGGCAGTCGAGATCCTGCAGACCGCACTGGGCGTCAGCGCTGATGGCGCGATCGGCGCGCAAACAATCAGCGCGGCACGCCTGGGTAATCCAAAGGCGTTTCTCGCGCGCTTCGTGGGCGAGCAGACGCGGCATTTCAGACAGTCCAAGGTCTGGCAGACCAACGGTGTCGGATGGATCGAACGCTCGGTAGCGGCGATTCTGGAATCGGTGACGATCAATCCATGAATAAAACCCTACACCTGCAGTGGGCCGAGGCGATCGACGCCTACCGCATCATTCCGCGGATCTTCCTGGCGGCCTGTTTCGCCTGGACCATCTGGGTGTCCTACATCTGCCTTATCTGGTACATCCATCTGCCACATGCGGAGCGCGGACTCGAGGCGACCGGTTTCGGCTCGGTCGTGTTTCTGACGGTCTTCGGCTTCCTGAAATTGGTTTACACGCAATACGCGACCACGGGGCGCGATTGGAACGCTCAGCCACCCTCGGTGACCACCAGTTCATCCACGACCACCATTGCCACGGGGGCAACCCCATGAACGGTTCCCGCGTTCGCGACATTCAGCCATACCAACTTCTGAAGGCGGGCGAGTATGGCGAGTCCGAGGGAGTCTGGTACGCCTGCACGCCCACCGGCGAACAAGCCGCTCTCGGGGCACATGATGTAATTGAGCACGAGGACGGCACCATCACCGTATCCCCGTCGATCGAGGTCAGCACGTCGCGCAATGGCGCGAAGGTGCCGTTGTGGCATGGGTTTTTAGAGCGTGGCGTTTGGAGGTTGGCGTGAATACCGAATCCTGCGACATGATCCGCGTGTCTGACGAGGTTGCCGATTCCTACGACATGCCAGTGGGTGGGTTTTGCTTCAAAACCACGCGCGAAGGCCAGCGGGTCATGTGGCTGACTTTGCCGAACGGCACAACCTCCGTGATAAGAATTCGCCCCTATTCCGGGCCGGAGCCAAGCTGGGAATGGGACGGTAACGAAGATAAGCCGACATTGACGCCTTCGGTGCATGCCGTCGGCAGCTGGCACGGCTGGGTTCGCGCGGGCCGCATGGAGTCATGCTGATGACCCCCGCCGCCATCATCGCGCTCGTCAAGGACGCGCTGATCATCCTCGCGATCGGCGCTGCGGCCTGGCTATTGGTCAGCTACGGCAAGGACATCGTCAAGGTCGCCGACCTCAAATCACTCCAAGCGCAAATCCTCGCCCAAGGCAAGACGCTGGACCGCTGGCACCAAGAGAGCACCGATGCAAACACGAAACTCAATCAAACTGTGGCTGCTATCAACGCTGCTCCTGTCGTTGTTCACGACTGGGTGCGCCAGCAACCGAGTTGCCCCCGGCGGCCAGTGCTACCCGGCCCCGCCGGCGCGACCGGTGCACCGGGTGCCGACACCGGAGGAGTTCAACCAGTCGGTGGAGCAGATGCTGACGGACCTCGGCGCGACCAAGTCATCGCCGCCTTCAAACGGCAATGGGGCACCGAACTAGCGGGGTGCCAGTCGATTCTGGATCAGTGGCCGCAGCCGTGATCTGGCTCGCCATCTTTGCGGCGCTGGTCATCCTCACGATCACGAATCGCATCGGTCGCGCCACTTATGTAGCTAAGGTGCTACTCGCGTTCGACTACTTCATGTGCGTACTGTGGACGCGCGACCAAGGGCTTTCGATCTCGGGACGCTGCGGGCTGTATTGGCGCCACGGAAACCCGCCCGTGTTCTGGTATCTGCTGCACCGTCTGTTGAACGCGCTCCAGAAGGATCACTGTGAGCTCGCGATCGAGGGCGACTTGGCCCGCGCGCAGGCGGTCGTCAGGTTGCTGGCGCCGTGAAAGCCACGGCGATTTCGCTCTGGTTCATCAGCATCAACTTGATGGCGATCGCCGGCTGGCTGCAGATGGGGTATCCATGGGTGCGCTTTATCGCGGTACAGCTCCTGCAGTTTGAGGCGATGGTCGCCGGCTGGTTCCTGCTCATCCCGTTCTGCCTGTCATACGCATGGCGCACCGTGCCGTCGTCCCTGGATCCGAAACGCACGATCGACGAGTGGGAGTTCCCGCCGATGAACCTCGTGTTTTCAAATCGAGAGGACGGCGTGTCCGGCCGCTATGCGCTCATTTGGACCGCAGATGGCCGCCAAGTCCCCTACCTGCCCAACGCCTGGGCCCCTTTGCGGGCCTACCTGTGGAGCGGGTGGAGGAACTCGGCAGACGCTCTCAAGTATCGGTTCGCATGGAAAGGCGGTCCGTTCCGGCGATGGGAGTGGCGCGGCTACCATCTGCAACTGGGCTGGAACGAATCCGGGTTTCCGGTCGTATCCGCGGGCCGATGACTCAGGACATCCCCTACGGCGTTCCCGGCTTATGTCGCCCTTGCGCTGGCGGGAAGCATGATCGCGGACCGACTCGTCGGCCCAAACCAGTCTACCGCTCCACCCTGGTTGTCTGGACCTCGTTCGGCCTCTATACCCTTCCCCGCAGGAGACTCTCCGATGCTGAAATCCCTCGCACTACTTACCGCGCTGGCGCTAGCCTCGAGTACTTACGCCGCGGACGTCACTCTCAGCTGGACCGCCCCCACAGCCAACATTGACGGCTCTGTACCGGCGCTGATCGGGGGCTATGACTGCTGGGTGGCGCCAGATGATGCGGCGCTTTCCGCGCTTCCGGATACTCAGCATGGGGGTAAGCCGGCGATGTCGGTCGGGGCTGCGCAGTTGAGCTGCGTGTTCAAAAACGTAGCCCCCGGCAATTATGTGTATGCCGTCTCGACGTGGGCCTGCCCTCCCACCGGATGCGTCATCAGTACCCGCTCGGCGCATACATCTACCACCGTCAGCGTTCCGACTGTGTTCCCGGGAATCCCCGGCAATATCAAGATCACCGTGACGGTAAGTGCGCCGGGTCCATAGAGACACCTACGGGCCGTGAGTGTGATCCCCAATGTGGTACGTCTCGCGGATGTGCTGCCACATCTGCAAGCGGAACCAGGCGCGGGTTTTGCGCAGGCAGCGGCGCCACAGCGCTTTGCGGGAGCGTGTGAGTTCGATCGCGGTGTCCATATTCCCCTTCCTGTCGCCACTCTCAGGTGACGTTTCAGTCCATTCTGCGCTTGCGGTTGCGGTGGTCATCATAATATTTCTCGTTGTGTGAAGTGCGTTCGAGTGGTAGCGGTTATAGCGAATTAGGGGTGTTCGGCTGCGACTGAACACATTATCGCTCTAACATTCGTGAAAACCACCGCGGCTTGGCTTTCTTCGGAGGCTCTACTCTGTCACCGTATTTAGTTCCGATGCCGCGCTCCAGTTCGTGTATCAATCCGAGCATGGTCAGACAGTATCCGAATCCGGTCCCCCACCAATGATCGTGACCAGCCTTTTGCATCGTCCCTGCGACAATGAATCCCTGCAGTCCCAATGCATGCGCTTCCGCTTCGCATTTTTCGATAAATTGACGGACGATAATTAGCGGCTCATCGAGGGGGGCCATTGGGTCTAATTCGGTCATGACTTCATTCTCCGCTAGCCGTGCAACAAAGTCGGGAGCGCAGGAATCGGCATGCCCCGGAACCCGTTGCATCGAGTTCCTTCAGACCACATCCACTGAGCACGAGCCGCAGTAGCAAGCTCTTGCAAATCTGAGCGCGCGTACTCCCGCGCATGCTCCTCGATGTCCTCGATCATTTCGCCGCAGACAGTTCCGCCGCATTCCTTGCCCAGCCAGTCGGTCAGCACGGCGCAGTGGGTGCAGATGATGTGTAGCGACCAATAGCCGTCAGAAAGCATCCTATGGCGTTCGTACGGCTCGCCTGCAAGGATATCGCGTCGGCACTCACCGCAGCGATGCGTGGCTCTCGCGATGGGTCTATCAGTCTGATAAACAGTTGCACGTTCACCGTCATCGACTCTACACATGACCATCTCCTCGACGCAGAGAAAGTCGTCTTTCCCATAAACGCCCTGCCCCAAAAGAGCTAATAGCCGTCCACACGACAAGTGTCATCCAGAGAATGTCGTTGTTACTCATCGGTGGTTCTCAGAGTGTCAGAGACCGCATGTGCAGTCGAAAGATGGATCCGTCAAATACGCACATCCTGGCGCGTGAGCCGGGTTCGATTTCATCGCGCCACAGTCGCACAACGCCTCGGACGTGCTGCCGAGCACTTGGAGCATGGCGCAGGATGCTTTGTGTGTGCGTACCTGCCAACCCTCTACCGATCCCAACGCAGCTCGCTGCAACCTTCCCTGAACGCTCCCGCAATAGTCACAATCGCAATTGGGGCAGTACGCTCCCGGTTCGGCAGATAGTCTATCGACGTTATCAGCAAGGTTGTCGCGCGAGTTGCGCAGTAGATAAAGTTCGCGCTGAAGCCTCTCGATCTCCCCCAGCAGAAACCCCACGGCGACCGCATCCGATGGGGCGGCACCCGAGCGGATGTTATCCAGGGTGAGCAAGGGATTTGTCATGGCCTTTTCTCCAGTTCGGCAGCGTCTCCAAGTGCAATGATAAAAGCCTCCAGAGGACGTGCGACGGAACGAACGCTAGGCTCATTCGGACGAGACTCGGAGTATTTGCGCAGCGCTTCTACGAGTTGCCAGCCAAGGGTGTGCAGCCGCTCGATCTCCCGATTCCGCGTCGTGACATTCTCCAGCGCTTCGGCCCAGCAGGCTTTCAGCCGCTCGATCTCGGTCGTCAGCACCTCGAATGCCTCGTTGGACTTGCGCTCATCGCACGGCGCCGACTGTGCCCAATAGATGGCCTCCGGCAGCGACATCTTCTTTGTCACGAGCATATCTCATGGAGAATCCCGTCATTTTTGGTTATCCAATTTTCCGCAGCGGTGAACGAACGACGTTCAGCAACGACCTTTGGCGGAAGATCATAGGTTTCAACTTCCCAGCTTTTCTGCACCGGATGCACACGACCAAATTCTGCATCAGAATGATTCGGCTGAACCTGCATCTTGCGTCGCTCACGAATCTTGTACAGAGTTTTCATAATAGAGATGCGTTTTGAGTTACCCGAGCTACTCGTTGTCGGCTTGCGGCCACGCTCGGCCATCGTCGCTGGGCGTAGGATCGAAGTTGTCCACCATGCTCTGCAGCTGCTTGAGCATGCCGGTATCGAGACACACCTCATGGTCACCGCCGCCGCGGGGTGCACGCAGCCAGATCTCAAAGCCGTCGTAGCGGGCGTACAGCCCATCCCCGAGATACGTTTCCTCAGCCATGACTTCCTCCTAGTTGGTTAGTGGTGCACTACACGGCGTCCTGGGCCAGTGCCTTCAATCTTGAGGAGCCCGGCGCGCATCATTTGGCGCGCATGCGCTTGCTGTTCCATTTCCAGCTTCTTCCATGGCAGCCCGATATAGCTGGCCGCGTAGGCGGTGTCTTTGTCGCTCATATTTGCTTCGCTCCTTGGTTGACAGAGCGTCGCTTGGCCTTCTTCGGCTTGAACACAATGTCGTGGATCTTCTGCGCCATGTGGTGGATCAGAATCAGGTGCAATGCACTGCTGACGTTCCCGTCGCCCAGCGCCTTCAGGTAGGCATGCGTATTGGGGTCGAGCATCACGTTCACGCGAATTCGCTTCTCTTTGCCGATCTTGGGTCTGCCCGCTGGTGCCATCGCCTGTCTCCTGTGACTACGGCGATATTATACACACCAAATAAATAATGTCCACACCTATTTAGCGGACACGGTTGGAGCGGGCCCAATCACCTCGCACTCGGATTGGTCAACGTAAAAATGCCCGTTGCGCGCCACCTCGTACCCGCGCGCGCTAGTCTCCAAGACATTCAGTACCTCTCCCTTGCGCGCCAGCAATACGGGCGGGTGATGGTCCTGCCCGTCGTCCCACACGTCTTTCGTGATGCGAATCTTCATGTGCCAGCTCCTGCGCTGGGAGTGTGTCCAACGGGAATGATGTAGGTTTTGCCTTTCATCTTCTGCAAGATCCGTTCGCACTCATAGGCATCGAGGTTTTCGTGCAGCGCTGGCGAGGCAAGCGCCCGGACAACTGCAAAAGCTAACGCCTGCTCGACTCGATGAGTCTGTGCCTCCAGGACCGTGAACCCGCCAGGGCGGCTCTGATTGAAGTCGCTGGCGTGCGCGATCACTCGATTGTCGTACACGTACACGGCGGTAACGCCCGATGGGACCGACAGCTTATCCATTGGTAGCGGGGCTCACGTCGTTGTCTCGGTTTCGTCTTTGGCGTAGGACTGCCCCTTGAGGCAGGCGTCATAGACTATTTCCGCGACGTCGGCCATGTTGCCAGCCAGAGACTCGTAGACGACCCCGTCACGGTCTGAGTTCTCAAGATTGATAATCTCTTCCATGGCTTCGACAAGCTTTGCGTATGTAGCGTTTTTCATGTTGTACCTTCGGAGGATGCAGGAGCGTTGCTCGGATACGGGCCGTCATGTCCGGGGCATCCGGTTTGATAGTCGAATCCCTCGCACGCTTTCCCGAGGGGGATAACCTTGCGACCCTTAGCCAGCTCGTCCATCAGCCAGTTCTGGATTTCGAACTTGTCCAGCTTGCGGCCCTTGTCATCGGTCACCGACCCGACCAAATCCTTTGGATGCATCAGGGCGCCGCGGATGTCCATGCAACAATGCACGTGTCTATTCATGACTCGCTCTGTGCTGTGGAACGTTCGCTTTGCATTCCTTATCGATCAACTCATCCCATCGGCTTGGCTGACACTCCTTCATCAGTTTGCGCATGATCTTGTTGCCCGTGTGGTCGCGCAGGAACCGGTAGCGCGCGGCATCCGCCATCAGCGTCAGGTACTCGTCTGACAGGCTCATGGTTGCCGTTCCTTGCCGACCGCGCGCCCCTTGAGCATGCCCATAGCAAGAAGAACCTTCAGCACGTCTTCTAAGCTGACACCGGCATAGGCCGCAACGCCTTCGTAGAAAGAGATCATGGGAATCGGCAGGCCTAGATCTACTTTCGTCGTCGGCTGTTTCTTTCTTATAGTCATATTTCCTCGCTCATAGCAGCTCAAACAGGTGCCAGACGAAAGGACCGTCTTGCGTGGTACCGACGTAGCAGCATTCGTCCTCGGCGGGTAGCGGATGGCCTGTACCGAAAATCTCGAAGCGACGAGTCACGCTCAGCACGTCCGGATCGACGATCGCCCAAATGCACGGGGCACCATTCTGGAAGTCAAAGCACGCAACCTCGGCGTCCAATGGCATTTGGACTTCTGCCACGCCATGGCTAAGCGGGAATTTCCAGATGGTGCGGCGTCGAATTGCTCGCTCGGTTTTCATCGAGATGCTCCCCCATTCGACGGTGTCAGTTCGCGATACTGCGGGCAATTCGTTTGATGACCCGGGCCTACCGGGCCGTCGTGTCCGCAGGAGCATAGAGGCGCTGCGGCTTTCTGAGCGTGCTCGTGCTCTACAGCGTCATCGGACGAGGCCGCAGCCAGAACGTCATAGGCTTTGCCTATGCGCTCCCTGAGCCGATTGACGCGCGCGACGAGCGCTGTGTTGGCATGCTCCAGCCCGATCATGCGGTTGACCGACTCGCCGTTGATCCGATCAGCATCGGCTAAATCAGCAGTGAGCTTCTGTTCCTTGGCCATGAGGGCCTGAAATTCATCAGCACTGAGAGTGACCGTTGCACGTTCAGCAGGTTGCTCGCACGTCTCGGACGGTGGCGCTTTGATCTTGCCGCTCAGGAGTTGCATGAGTTTTGGCACTTGTTCACGTGCCGCCACGTCGAGCCGTGCCGAATATTCTTCATACGACTTTTGTTGGTGGTCGATCCAGATATCGCCGCCGCGCGACAGAAGTGAACGCAGGAAGGACCATAGCTCGCCTGTGTCCATCGGATTTGAGGTCCGAGCAACTTCCGCCTGATACGCGGCGTTCAATTGCGGGACTGTCTTGCCAGGATTACACACGGGGCATGCGGCCCTGTGCGCGGGTGTTGGGTGGCTATGCTCATCCGATGAATCTGCAACTGTCATGAGAGCGCCTCCATGATCTGGAGGGCTCGGCGGGCGTTCTTTGGCCCCCGACGCTTGAGGAATCGTTCTACAAACACGCAAGCCCAATCGGGCAGGTGTCCCTTGTCATAGCTGACCCAGCCGACCTGACAGCCTGAGAATTGCGCTAGCGGGCATTCGCAGGTGCCGCGCCCAAACTTGGTGTCAGGCGGAAGCGCCTTTAGCCACTCGACAAATGGCTCGCGTGTGATGGCGCGGGTTTCTTCGGGGAGCGTGCTCATGGCAGCTTCCACTCCGGGTCATCCGGCCTTCCCCACAAAGCCGCGAGCCTATGCAGGATTTCCTCGCAAGCTGTCGAGTGACCAGCCCAAAAACCGTCAGTGCGATCCTTCGCTATAGCGTTGACTTCCTTGATGACCTGCCTGACAGAAACTCGCTCTAGCCACTGAGCAACACCCAGCATTTGATCGATGGTGATGTCCTGCTCTGGGGGTGTGCCTCCCATGCTCACCATGCCATGCTTACCAGTTGGCACTGGCGACACAGATGCGTCGAATGCTGGGTTCTCACAGCGCGCGCAGTTGATGTGCCGCAGATCATAGCCGTGAGGGCAGGTGAACTTCTCATCTTCGGGGAGCGAGTCAGCAGCCATAGTCATCCTCCAAATCCATCGGCTCGTAGGGGACGGTCCAGCCGCAGTGTTCGCATTCCCCGTAGCCGTTGAAACCGACATCCCACTCAGGCGCGTGCCATTTTAAGTCGTGGCCGGTTTCCTCGTCGCACTTCTTTTGCTCGGGGGTCATCACCGGGTCAGTCATAGCGGAAACCTTCCGGTCTTGCGATTGTTGATGATGTCCGCAACGAGCGCCCGCGCAGCCTTTATCCGGTCTCGATACAGGCCATCCATCCGTCCGGCATGCCACTTAATAGCTTCCTCGCGGCGGCACATGGGGCAGGGGATATCCTCGTCGTTGTCGTAGAGATTGCCGTTGTTGTCGCAATTGTCGGCATCGAGCAGCCGGCCCTCGTAGCAGACTGAATCCGGGTAGCGAGCACCGAACTCGTAACCCTGGTAGTTGCAGGAGTCTTCGGGGAGCGAGTCAGCCATGATCAACCTCCGGGGAACACCTTACGCAGATCCACCAACCGCCTTTCCCCTCGCATGTCGAGCACTTCACCCACTCGCCAGGGTCGTACCACAATGGATCTTCTTCGTAGCCGTCATAAGAGCCGTCCTCGCAGTCGATCTCGTAGCAGTCGGCCCATTCCATCTCGTCTCCGCACTTCTCGCAGATCGGCTCACGAGGGTTGCCGTCGTCTACGAGTTCCTCCTCTGCAGAACGTGGGACTGGTTGCTCGTTCATAGTCCGCGCTCCTCACGGTACTGTTCTTCATCGACCTCATCTTGGCAGTCCTCGCACTCAACGGTGTAATGCACGCCATGCTCGCAATAGGCGTCCTCATCCTCAACTAACTCGGGGACCGTCTCAGGGAGCGTTCGCTCTGTTCCGGTCATGGCAGCACCTTATTGAGCCAGTCGCGCAATGCGCGCGCTTCGTGCACGTACATCCAGTAAGCGCCGAGGAACAATATCTGCCCCTGCGTCCGGGCGCGCAGTCGCTCAAAGGTCGGAGGCTGCGGGATGCGTTCTTCAAAGCGCAGCGAAAACTCCTCTGCTTTGTTGAACTGCTCATCAGTGGTCCGTGCAACAGGTTGCTCGTTCATGCTGCAATCCCCTGGCGCTGCTCGACGACGTTCGCTCGAACCAACGCCTCTGCAACAACTGGGCAAACAGAATTTCCGCACATCCGAACCTGTGATGTCTTGGTCATCGGTTTGCCCTCGTATGCTGGATCGATGATGTACGAATCGGGGAAGCTCTGTGCCCGGTAGAGCTCGCGCGGCGCCAGCATTCGCATGCCGATGTCCGCAATCCGGTACGGCTCGCCATGGACCATCACCAGCCCGAATCGATCTTTCGTGGTCACCGTATCCAATGGGCGTTCGAGCCGCGGGTCTTGCTCGGTGCCGTAGTACTTCAGCAGGAAGGCATGTACGAGCGCGTGGTGATCGACCGTGGTGATCGCGTCAAGCGGCTCTCGCATCCCGATTCCTGGACCGGTGTAGTTGCCGCCGTAGTGCTTGGCTAGAAAGGCCGCTACAACAGCGCCTTGGCTGCCTGCTGCGGTCACAGTGGGGTAGGGCTCGAGGATATTTCTCACCCGTGGCGCTTGACCCTCGCGCTCGCCGTTGCGCGTGTTAATGAGCGTCGGCGCAACAAGGGCGAAGTGACCGCCTTTGACGTTAGCGTACTGGGTCCGCAGTGGCTCATCTGCGCGGAAGTTACGTTGTGTCGATGCGTTCGCATGCTCGGTCAGGAACGGCGTAACCAGAGCATGGTGAGTTCCTTGGGCGCTAATGACGCCGAGTGGCCCATGGACTGAATGAGCGCTCGCATCGATATGAGCTTCGCTGGTGCCCCGCATGGTTACGAGGAACGGTTGCGGGTTGTTCACCACGTATCGCATGACCCCGCGCGCGATCCGGCGCATGGTCGCTTCAGCCAATGGTCTGTCGCGCGTGAAGATCGAAGGACACGGGATGGACCAGTCGATGCACTCGGCCGCGGTTCGATAGGGCTGCAGGCCGCGCTCATGTCCATGCGTAGCCTCCGGGAACACGATCTCCTGGCGATCACAGCGGGCGATCACGAACAGCCGCTTGCGTGTCGTTGGAGCGCCGTAGCGCATGGCCCGCAGCTCGCGCATGTCGATCTGATAACCCAGGTTCTCGATCTCGCGATGCCAGCGCCGGAAGGTCAGCCCACGCTTGGCGGGGTCCGGAACGCCACTCGGCAGCAGCGGACCCCAATCAGCGAACTCCTCGACGTTCTCCATCATGATCACGCGCGGCCGCACGGCCTTGATCCAGCGCGGAATGAGCCAGGCTAGTCCGCGACGGCGGCGCGCGATGTTGCGGTCTCGGAAGGGCTTGCCGCCACGAGCCTTGGAGTGGTAAGTGCAATCGGGAGAGAACCATCCTAGTCCCACCTGATTGCGACCGACGAGCTTGCGCGGGTCCACGTCCCAAACGCTCTCGCAAAGATGCGTCGTGTTCGGGTGGTTAATGCGGTGCATAGCGACGGCTTCGGCGTCGTGGTTAATGGCGAAGTCAACGTGACGGCCGAGTCCGCACTCAATGCCGTAGGAGGCGCCGCCACCGCCCGCAAAGTTGTCTACGGTGATTTCGTCGCTCGGATCGGCCAGGAGCGTGCTCATCGCGGACCGTGCCTCCATAGCCAATGCCCATTACAGACGAGAGACAGACCCTCTGTATCAGCAGCCCAGTGCGGCCACCTCAGATGCCACCAACACGCATAGGCAAAGCCCTCACCGTTCACAGCCACCCCCACGCGCGATGCGTATACTCACCGACCACACAGTAAAGGCCCAACAGCCACCAGAGTGCGCAGTGCCAGCAGGGCATCTGAGATTTGGGGAGGCGGCAGTTGAGGACGGCTCCGGCGCAGAGGGGTACCCGTGCGAGGTGCATGCACCACTGCCCGAGGAAATGCCAGTCCATGCGCAACGCTCTGTCATGGGCAGGCGGGATCGGTCTCTGCGGCGGAGCCACGTTCATTATGCGGCCTTTCCTGCAGCCTCAAGCGCCTCATTCTTCGCCGCCTGTCCCTTTTGATACGGCATCCAACAGGCGAAGTTGCCTTCAGCCTTCGGCTCATCGTCCTGTACGAGTGCAAGCGAGGTGAGCGTGAATGGGTTGCCGTTGTGGTCGAAGCCGGCCACGTTGATTAGATGATCATTCCAGACGTAGGCGACGAGGCCCACTTCAGGCTGCTTGATATCCGTGGTGTCGCTGGGTCGAACCACCCAAACGACTCGGCCAATGGTTGGTGTTATCACTTCACTTCTCCTCGGTTGATGAAAATTGCGGCAGGTCATGGCGCCCTCAGAAAGCCCACGGCTTTGTTGCAGCCGATGCAGCGAAATATGTTGCCATCAAGACGTTTTCCGCCCAGGTGCGGACAGGCATCACTTGCGATCCAGTCGCGCACTCGACGGCGCACGCCATACTTTTGCTTGTCAGGGATCCACTGGGCGGGACGATCTTCAGCGCTCACCTTCGCCTCCGATACACGACAACCAAACACAGCAGGCCGAGCAGCACCACGGCGAGGCAGGCTTTGAGGGCTTGGGGGGAGGTCCAGGTCATCATGATTGGCGACATCCTTGGAAGGGTCCGCAGCCATAGCCGCATTCGCATGCGCGGTGATCGTCAGCCCCGGAATGCACCCGCAACCAATGCCCAAAGCCTTCATACAGATCCGCCACCTCGAGGTAATCCAGATATCGCCGCTGCGAACGTGTCAGCTTCCTGGGCGTCCCCATCTCGAGGTACTCGACTTCCGATGTCGGGTGCGCGTTGTGGATGATGTGCGGCTTGTCCGCATCGAATGTGACGCCGATGTACTGGCCACGATCAGCGGTAATGATGCCGGGCTTGCCGCTGATCCGGACGCGCCGGTTGATCTCGGCGGGGACGGCGTAGTACTGGCGGACGTATTCGCAGCTCATCGCGGCTTTCTCCACTGAGCGCTTTGTGGGCAAGTCGCGAAATGACTGATATGCCGCTTCAGGTCGAGTTGGTGCTCGGCGTCAGTCGGCAGGGTCGACGCCGCATCGACCGGCATGCGCTTGCCGTTCTTGGTGCGGAACCAGACGATTGCGGCGCCGCACGAACTGCAGGGCACTTCGAAGGGGTGGCGGGGGCGGATGGGTTCTGTGGTCATGGCGTCACCGTAGGTCGCAGCGCTGTTTGAACTGCCTCGACGATCCGCAGAATGTAGGCTTGAGACTGTTTTGAGCGTTTGTGCTGGGAGCCCAGCATCTTCCCGGCGATGTAGTCGGCGCTGCAGCCTAGGACGAACTGCTCAATGTTTCGCTCTCCGGTTGCACCCCAGTAGCCAGACCAGGCATCGCCGTAGCACTCGATGAACAATCTGCCGACACCGGCACCGAGGTCCTGCATGACAACTGAAATAGGATCCAGCTTGGGCGCGTCGTAGATCCGGAACGCTTTGACGGTCTGCGGTTCGATTCTCACGGCGCCCCCTCAAAATTTATTTTCGCTGGGTATACCCGAAAGAGGCGCGCGCGGCGTCTATATAGGGTAGGGAGCGCAATGCCAGGGAGGGCTACCCCTCGAGCGCGATCGTCCACTGGTCGGGAGACGGCTGCTCTTCGAAGTACCCAGCCTCGGCGGCGGCCAGCGCTTCCTTCAGCGCCCGATTCTCGGTGCGATAGGTGCTCAGTTGGGCCTGGGTGAGCTGAATCGACAGGACATCGCCGGGGGTGGCGATCCAGTTTTCGGGGGAACAGAGCTCGCCCTTGAGATTGATCGTCCAGCCGGACCATGCAGGGTCGAAGATGCCCAGGTCCCGCGAGAGGATCGCAATAACGGCTTTGGGCGGGACAGTCTGTCCGGCCTTCCAGCGCTGCGCAGTCTTGAGACTCACTCCGCAAATGAGTGATATCTCTTTGATATTCCACCAAGACAGCGCGTGGTGAGGCTTTCTCATGCCCCCCTGTATACCACGTCTCACGTGCGCATAATGTATACTGAGTAATCATATGGTTACAGATTAGTGCGAAGTCTCACAAACATAACAGTTACTGGGCATCTCGGGTTGCCCGCTGCGATGTATCACAATGCGAACGGACAAACTGTCTCTTGCGCGCGGGGATCTTCTCCGGCCCCATGAGTTCACGGAGCTCCGCCAGGGCGCGCATGGCAGTGGCGCGCGAGACCCCCGCCATCTGGGCGCAGATATTCACGGGGATGCCAGCCTCGCGATTGAGGCGGATCTCGAACTTGTCTCGCTGGGCGAGAGCATGGGGGCGGCCTTTCATTGCAGTTCCTCCACGATGCGCTTGACTGTGTCGATGGCGAGCTGCCGATCACATCGAAACCACTCGCCTTGTTCGCGATGTTCGGCAAGTGCTTGATGGGCGCCACGCTCTACTTTCCGCACTAGGTTGCCGAGCGGCCCGGTCACAAAGAGAGGCGGCTCAAGAAGGGGGTTACTGCACTTGATGTTGTACCAGCGAGCCTCTACCCCGACCTCAGACATGCCGATCTTGACGAGTGCGCCCGCAGCAAAAACATAGACATACCCGGATGTGGCTGGAGCCGGAGTTGCCCGCTCTATGCGCTCCGCTTCTTCGCGCCCCCGCCGTTCCATGATTTGCTGGTGGAGTTCGGGTTCATATTTCGCCCGGACTTCTTCCATGGGCACGCCCGCGGCGAGTTCTCTGACGACAGCCTCGTATTTGGTTTCGGTGTTCACTCCGGCTCATCCTTCGACGCCTTCGACGCCTTCGCCAACTGCTCACAGCACTTTGGGCATGTCACCGCCACCACTCGATTGGTCCAATTGGCGCGGTTGAGATTGATGGCGCGCGGCTGCGAATAACACAGCGCCGATACCGCTCCATCGGGTCTGATCTTACTGGCGTAGTGTGTAATCACAACGCCTCCCTGATCTGCCCCACGTCCCTCATCCGGTCAATCTGCGTCTCCGCCCACGCCTGCCAATCAACAACAAGGCAAATCTGCCGCCCGTCATCCCTCACCTGCGTCCACTCCAACAACGTCACCGTGTACCTCAGCGGCGCACAATCAACGATGCCATTCGCATCCGCCTCATCCACCCACTCCCGCGCAATCGGATGCGGGTTCGCCAGCCGCGTCAACCGGATGTCCCCGCCCACCTCCTGCGCCACCCAATCGACCTCCTGCAACAGGTCGCCCAGCGCCACGAACCAACTGAACTCGCCATGGATGGAATGCGTGTGCACGTTGCGGAAACTGCTAGCGTCGTAGATCAGGTGCAGCCCGGACTGTTGGGCGAACTCGAACAGCGTGGTATCGGCGTGGCCTACCTCGATGTGGAACTCCTGGGCCTGCGCCTGGCTGTCGCAGCAGGCGAGGAGGAGGCCGAAGAGGGCGGTGGTGAGGGTGAGGCGTTCAAGGCGGGTCACAACCCCTCCAACAGCGCATCGCGCGCTGCATTGATTCGCGCCATGTGCTGCGAGTCGCCGCCCTTATCAGGGTGATGCTCGGATGCCAGTTTGCGATAAGCCGCTTCGATCTGCTCGCGCGTCGCGTGGCTGGACAGACCCAAAACCTGCCATGGCTGTTCAGGGGCGGGCAGGGCAACAAACCCGGTGAATGCCTGCTCCACCATCTGCCCCGAGCCCCAACGTTCCACGCCTCGCAGGGCCTCAATCGTCTTGGCGATGGCCTGCATGTTATCTTCCACCTTGTCCCAGCGATCGCACGCGAAACACATGGGCTTCTTCTTCAGATCGAAGTAGACCGCGACGCCCTTGTCACCGATGTACCCGCCGCGCGCCATGGGGAAGCCATCACGTCGCAGAGGCAGGTTGCTGGAGATCACCAGCCGCTGGCCGCCGAGCAACTCAACTTGGCGGCGCACGTTGTCGATTGCGCGGCCCAGCCCCGTCATGAAGCGTGCACTCTCGGAGTATTTGGCACGCGGGCGACCCATGGGCCAGGTCAAAGGGTACGCTTCGGTTGGGGCGGTCATGATTTTCCAGGAGCGTTGCGCGCGATGTGGATCAGATGCTGGTAATCCTTCTCGCGAAGGATGCGCACTTCGATCTCCTTGACCTTCTTTTGCGGCGGGTCGGTCTGAAACATGAGCTTTCCATCCCGCGTCTCGACGAGAGTCGTTTTCAGAGTATTAATCCGCCTCATGGGTCGCTTACTCACTCAACTCCGCCCGCGCCTCTTTCGTGCAGAAGCAATCGATGCAGGCATGCCGACAATCCTTGTAAACGCCCAGCGCCTTGAGCGTCCGTTGCAACTTCGACTGGATTGCCGTGTGATCCTGGCTACGGCGCAATGCACTGAGCGCAGCCTCGTAGATTTCCGTGTCCTCGTCGCGGGTTTTCTTAAATTGCTTGACGAGCTTTTCGAAATACTCGATCGCGGCGGTGCGTGTTGACCAGTCGGTACTCATGTCGCTTGCTCCAACATTTCCGGCGGCACCCAATCCAATCTCACGACCCCGTAATTCTCCCCCGCCGAACTCGCCCGCTGCCCCCGCTTGGCCGCAATCTCCGCGCAGACGAGGCAGCGTGCGCGTTGGAACGGGGCGGCGCCGATGCGGGTGCAGGTGCGGACCTCGATCACGGAGGGGATGCCAGGATGGTTTCCGGGGCAGGCGGGCAATGATGTTGGTGTCACGTCCCATATCCCTTGAGCGACTCGTACGCTCGCAGCATCGCCACAACGTCGCCTTCCGCCATGGCTCGCGCCGCCAGATCCAGATCCGCGCGCATCATGGTGAGGGCGAATAGGCCGGGTGAGCCGATGGCGAGGTAGGCGGGCATCACTTGGTCACGCACGCGGGCCATCTCCCGGGGCAGCGCATCGCCCAATGTGTCAACTTGTTGGTCGGTCATCCGGGAAACTCCTGTTCTTCTGGGTCGTGCTGCTCGTCCTCGTATTCCGCATCGTCGTGGACTGACGCAGACGGCGCGATGCGGGCGACGGCCTGCGACAGTTCGTAGGCGTAGGGCGGTCGAGCACCTAAGTTGCCAGCAAGCTTGCGCGCTGCAGCCTCGTCGGTGATGTGCACCGCGTAGATGGCACTGGCGCCGTAGTACGCCGTCCTGAAGCCTTCACCGTTCGGGATATCGACCCGCAGCAGGTTGCCGCCGCCTAGCGGTTGCTCGCTCAGTTGACCGGCCACGCGCTGGTGGCCCATCAACTCTACCAATCCCCAAGCTTCAAACTTTTCGCTCATGTTGCACCCCCGAGTGCTTTTCGTAGATACGGATCTTCCTGTACTTGGTCGCATTTGTTGAGCAACCATGACAAGTAGCCAGGATCGCGCGTCTTGACTTCCGCGCACTTCATCGGGCCACCGTTGGCTTTCGCCCAGGCCTCGTAAGGCCCGTATTTCCCGAACGTCATATGCGTAGGTACGCGCGCCTTCTCGCTGGCTTCCCACAGACGGTCCCACGAGGCGATGAGTGGCATCAGGCGCAACTCGGCCAGCAACACGCGATAGCACAGATCGGCATCGATCCCGGCATCGTGCGCACCGCGCAGCATGTCGCGCGCTTCTTTTCGCGGATACAGGTGATAGATCAGCGCGCCGATGGAATGCGAATCGATGTCGGGCCAAAGCCGACGAGCCAGCGCGAGGGTGCAGATGCGCTTGATGTCGGGGGAGCCGATGGCCTTCCAGTCATAGTCAACGTTGTGCGCAACCAGATATTGCGTGAGTGGCGGTGGTGACCAAGTTCCCTCCCACGGCGTCTCTTGCTCAAGCTCCTCATCGAGTATGTGATGCGTCGCCATCGCGCCGAGCGTGATCGGCTTGCGCGGTCGGTACCGATTCAAGGTCACGCCGGCGCCCAGGTCCTTGAGCGTTTCGGGAGCGCCGGTGAATACGGGCAGCAACGGCAGCCAGGCGAGCTGGATGACATCGGGCTCTTCGATGCCGGTGGTTTCTGTGTCGATCAGCACCGCCGTCATGGCAACTGCTCCACCGCAACCAGCAGATTGTTCAGTGCTTGACGCGCCTGAACAGCGAGATTGCGATCGCGCTTCTGATCCGCCTTGCTATCCGGATGCTGGAAGGCCGCCCATTCCTTGGCCGCTATGCATACCGCTTCCATGGCGAGGTATACCTTGAGGTCGAGGCTGGCGGTCAGGGGCTCCGATTCGGGAGTGACAGTCTCAGCGACAGACTCTTGCGCAACCGAAGCCGATTCTGTGGCGGGTATGTCAACCGGGGCTGGTGCTGCAGCCCGCTCCTGGGCCAGCCGCAGGGCTTCCTGATCACGTTCGAGTTGGGCGCGAGCATCGGCCAGGCGTTGTTCCTCCGCCTCTCTCAGGGCTTGCCGCTCAGCCTCAATGCGCTGCGCCTCCGCACGCTCGGCAGCGATGCGGCGATCTTCCGCCTCACGCGCTTCCTGCCGCTCGCGCTCGATGCGATCGCTCTCCTCGCGCTGCAGGCGTAGGGCTTCCGCCTGTCGTGCCGCTTCCGCATCCCGTGCCGCCTTCGCGACGCGCTCCTCCTCGGCAATCCGGGCACGCTCCACATCGGCAGCCGCCTGTTGCCGCAAGCGTTCGCGCTCCAGCTCCTCACGCGCCAGTCGCTGGGCTTCGGCTAGTCGATCGCGCTCGACCTTCGCCGCCGCCTCGTTCTCCTGACGGATGCGCTCATTCTCGATGCGCTCAGCAGCCAGCCGCGCTTGCTCGGCTTCCATGTTGACTGCGTTCGTGTGAGCGGCCCGCAGGCGAATCAGCGTTGTGGCCTTCGCGCCTTCGGCCTGCTGCCGAAACTCCGCAAACGACTCGTTGATTTCGATTGCAACAACATCCCTGATAAGGACTTCGATCTCCGCAGCTTTGCGGTTTGTCGCCGCGAATGCGGCCTGGCGGATGTCATTCTCAATGCGATTCTGGATATCTGCGATGCGCTGGCGTTCGGCTTCCTCGCGAGCCTTTCTCTCATCGTCCTTGCGTTTCTCTTCAGCCTTGATTTGCTGGTCGATCGGCCCTTCGAGCGCCTCGATTTCCCCGGTAATGCGCTTCGCCTCGAGATTGCGTCCTTTGATGCGCTCATGATCCTTCGCATTCAACTCCAGCCGTTTGTCCTCCAGCGCGGTGCGCAAGGTGACGCATTCCTTGCGCGCGGCGCGCGCTACCTTGTCGCCGGCAGTCGTCGTGACATCGAACACGACGCTCTTGAGCCGTCCGCGCAGGTCCGCGAGCGCCTTCTCGGTCTGCGTGTATTCGACGATGGCGGAGGTCGGCTGAGGTTGCTCAAGCAACTCGCCAGTTTGTGCGGCGTTCGCGCTCATGATTCCTCCGCTTCCAAATGTGCACGCCAGTCTGCGAACGCATTTTCAACTTCCGGTGGCACGACACCATCGGCATCGACCAGCCCCAACACGATTGGCTCGTAAGCCGCATCGAGTTCCTTCAGTGATTTCGCGGCGCGAATGGCCACGATGGCGCTCGTTGCGTCGTGCTTCACGGGAGACTGGCCGGTCGTTGCCGCGGGCGCCTCGGAAATCCGCTTGCCTGCCGCGTCAGCCGCTTCCTTGACACGGGGCTTGTAGCCGGCGGGCGCGGGCTTCGACCAAATCGCCGCGCGGCGCTTCTCGATCTCCTTGAATTCCTCCTGCGTCAGGCACTTCGCATAGTCGGCGATCAGCGCATCCAATTCAGGCGCCGGCTTCGCGCCGCCCATGGCCCACTCGGCCAGCGCCTTGCCGAGATCCTCGTCGATCTGGCGCGCTTCGCCTGCGAAAATACTGGTGAATTGCGCCGGGCATTTGATGATCGACCGCTCACCTTCGTGGTCGGGATTCCAACTCGGCACACCATTTGAGCCGGGCTTCAGCAGTAACTGCAGCACCATCTCGTACATGAATTCGTCGCCGCAGATTGGCTGCCAACCGAGTTCAACCGGGTCCTTCCCCTTGACCATCTTCAATTTCTCTTTGGCGCGGAACGTCAACACGAGATTGATGTTGAGTTGCAGCAGTTCGTTGATGAATTTGCGACGCGCCTGCTTGGGCGGGCCCCAGGCTGCGAGTTGCGCCTTTTCCTCGCGCACGCCCCAGGCTTTCGCGAGTCGCTGCGTCTCCTCGGTATGCCATTCGAGTACGCCTCCCGAGCCTTCGTGTTCATGTGAGGCGGAATCAATGACGACGGTCTTCGCCCCGCGACGCGCGCAAAAGCGAACGGCCTCCAGGTAGTCGAGCGGTGAGAACGGCGCGCCGAAACGCACGTGATTGAATTTGAAGCGATCGGCGTAATAGAGCGCGCGACCGTTCTCAGTGTCGATGACATCGATCTCGCCACCGACCACGCGCTGAATGCCAGATGCGATGCGCAGCGCGCTATACGTCTTGCCACTACTGGATGGACCCACAAGCCCAATCAACAATCCAACCGCTTCACGGACGGCCGGCTTCGCTTCAAAAGTTCGTTGCACTACTGCGTTCATTATCCTTGGCTCCCAAGTTCTTGTTCGATGACCCACGGTGTCGCTTCAAGCGTCACCAAGCTGTCGCAGTAGCCCGGCCATTGACGGCGATCGAAGCACTGCTCCCATAGATGGACGGCACGCGACCAGCGCGAGGCGCCGATTTCACGCAAGGCGCCGTCGGGCCGTGCGGGAACGACCGAGTACGGCGGCGACATCTCCATGAAAAGAAAGATCAGGTCCGTGCGGCCCTCGAGTTCCGGCTTCAGCGCCGCGATGGCGCGGGTGTACGCGGCGTACTGGATGTCGTAGCCCAACTCGACGAAGTTGCGGCGCAGATAGTTCGGGTTCGCGTTGCGAGTCTTCTTGACGTCGAACGCAATGCCCTGGTCGAGAAACAAGTGGTCGATGCGACTGCGGCAAATGATGGGGCGGTTAGTGCCACGCGCCCACCATTCAATGGCGACTTCGGACTCGCCTTTGAATTCGTACCCCAGTGCCGCGCAGTTGCCGCGCAGCTTCTCTGCGGCTGCCAGTATCGCGTCGTGTTTGTGAGCAATGATGGGCACCTGCCCGTTGGCGATGGCCTCGTCTCGCGCCTCACGCGCCAGCTTGGTGCGGAAATCATCGAACTCGATTTTCGCGATAGCCGCGCCCTTACCCAGGATCAGCTTGTGCAGGATCGTACCCTCGTCGAGCGCGTCCGTGGATTCTTCCCGATGCGCACCCAGCCGCGGATGTTGCAACCAACCGTGCAGCGGCGACTCCTTGACGATCGTGTGCGCGACGCTCTGACTGAGCGAGGGCGTTGGACACGGGTCCGCAAAATACTCGTCCTCGGTCACGTCGAGAATGCGTGCGGCCGGCAATGGCTCAAGCTGTTTTCGAGCAGCGTTCACGCCCGCCTCCGAATCCGCCGCAACTCAATCGACTGCGATGCCCTCTGCCGCCACAAATCCTCCAGCGCCTTGTCCGCACGCGCCTGCTCCAGCGCCCTGGCCGCCTCCAGCTCACGCGGGCCGCGACGGTCGGTGTAGCCTTTACATGACAGTAGGACCTTCATGGCGAAGTACTCTGGTGGAAGTTGAGTGTTTGTCCAGATACCGCGGTTGGCCCGTAGACGTGTAGTTCATCGCCCCAGCGCTCAATCCAGCCGTCGTACAGGATTCCATCGTCGGGAATGCGCTTGAGTCGGCACCACACGTGCGAGCCACCGTAGTGGCCTATGCCGAAACCAGCGGTCCATCCGTCGTAGTCCATGCACTGATAGCCCTGCCGTCTCCATTTCTCGGTCATGCCCGCCTTGACGAAATCAACATTCTTTGGCGAGCAGCCATAGACTAGAAATCCGAATATCAACAGAACGATGACGCTAGTTATTTTCACTTCGCCTCCGGAGGTATTCCGTCACGCGGCGCATGCAAATGCCCGGCATTGCCAATCAAAGTTGGCGCCCATGCGGCGGTGACGAATGATTCGGCATTCTCGCGCGACCATCCACCATCGCCTCGCTTGCGATCCCAGCCGTCTCCACCTTCGACGAGGTAGTCGATCAAAGCCTCGCGCGTGGCGAATACAGGCGTGATTGCGGAGCCTTCGCTGACCGTCTCCCAAACCTGCCAACCCTCGCCCGTGGGTGGCTCTGTGCGCTCCCATGCATCGGCTGCGGCCTTGATTTCGGGCGAAGGCCAAAGCGATCCCTCGCCCTCGCATCGACGGCACCTTTCCTCGTACCCGAGCCGCTTGCATTCGGCGCTGACGACGATCCACTGGTTGATGGCATCGTGCCCCATGCTGGAGCAACTCCAGATGTTGACCTCCGCGGCAGTTGGGCGATAGGGCGGGTCTTTGACCTTCCAGCCTTCGCCCGCTTTCCATGTGTGCGTGAAGTCCATCAGCCGACCATCTTCGATAAGCGCGTCAACGTCAGCCTGATTCAGGTGATGGCACCAAAGTCCGTTCCAGAGGTCGGCGAGCCGGTTTGCTTCGCGGGCTACGGCGTAGTCGTCACGTCCGTAGAAATCTGGCGCATGGCCAACATTACGCCTCGCGAAGGCCATGATATGTTCGTCATTCACCAGAAATGGCTTGCTACCGCGATCCTCGGGGCGAAAGGGAGCGTTGCCGTACCACTGGTCTTTCAGATGAGCCGCTTCCGGTGATGAGCCGCTACCTTTGCAGTCCGGACAGTCAATGCACTGCTCGTAGAAAGGATTGAGATAGCCGCCCCAGGTTGTCTCCAACGGCCAATCGAAGTTGAGAGCAACTCGCTTTACTTCACGTCCCATGATTACTTCGCCTCCGGATAAACAATCGGCACCTCAAACGCCCGCTGCAGCCGCTCACACGTGTTGATTGCGCGTAGTTGCCAATGCATTTTGTCGAGTACTTCCTGATCGTTCAGATCGCAGCTCTGACGTGAATCCGTCGCCCAGTCAACAGGCGGCCCCGCCGGCTCCTTTGTTGTTGCCTGCGTTCCGCCGAGTTCGCAGGGTGAAGGAGTTGGAGCCAGCGGGACCGGTTCAACTGTGTCCAGATGCTGTTGGGCGAGCCGATAGCAGTAGTCGATGTAGCGGGTGTTCATGATTTGGCATCTTCGGATTTCGGAGCAAGTCTGCGCGCCAACATCGCATTGAACGCAGCGACCAACGCGCGCAGTACGCCTGTATTTGAAATATTCAAATGGCCGTCAGGTCGCTGCTGCTCCGGGTAGACAACTTCCTTGTAACGATTCGCAAGCCCAATACGTCGCCACGAATTGCTGTCGTATACCTTGAGCGGCTCTTGCGCGTCGCACCGCTCAAGAACCTCGAAGAATGCAGCATCTAGCGCATCATCCGATGTCGCTTTCAGTCGATGCGGCGCGTGCTCTTGTAACCACGCAATCCCCAGCTTTGCCATCAATTCGGCCTGTCTCTCATTGAGCGGAACCGGAACAGCATCTCCGCCAGTCAGCCGCCCAATCTCGTCTAACAGCGCATCGACTTCCGCGCGCCGAACCCACGTACCAACAAGCCCCCCGCGTTCCACATCGTCCACGTACAGGCGTCCAAAGACGTCAGGGACGTGCTTGCGGGTCCGGGCGTTCACTGCACCGTCCTCACCATCGGCACCGTCACGCACCGCGGCACCCCCACCAGCTGATCCAACTCGTACTGCAGCCGCGACACCTTCAGCCGGCGGCGCTCCACCTCCATCTCGAGGTCCTGCAGCTCCAGAATTGCCTTGGTCAGTTCGCCGAACTGTTTGCCGAAGGGGGTTTTCATGTGCGCTTCTCGGTCTCATGCGTCCGCAGCCCCAGCGGCTCGAACGTGGCGCGGATCTGGATCGCTTCCTCGACGGACAGCGCAAAGGTCGCATCATCGAGGCACAAGTAAGAGCAGCCATTGTTGAAAGCGAGATAGCACTTAGCCAGTAGCGTATGGGCGCTGCTGCACAGGGTGCCATTCACCCGCAGATCTACCCACAACGTGCGTTGCGCGGTGAGCAGGATCACGATCAACTCGCGTGAGCGTTTGGACGAGGGCTCCAAGTGCAGTTCGATATTGTTGGCCGGGGCGCGAGGTTGGACCCGCTCACTCATCGCCCCGCTGGCCGCTCCTGACGTGGGTGTTAGCGGGCTTGTGGCGGGCGGGTCCAAGGGGGTGGGTTCGGGGTTCATCGTTCGTCTGCCGTGAAGAAACGATCGCCTTTGCCGTTCGGACGCACGGTCATATGATCGAAGCCGAGTTCCTCGCCCAGCGCAGCCCAGGCCGCATTAGCACTTTCCTGTGGCGATCGCGGCTCCATGCCGCCGAACACCATGTAGGGAACGGGCTTGCAGGCGTCGAGGATTGCATCCAGTTGAGCCTGTGTCATTTCGTATTCTTTGCGCATGTCAGTTGTTCTCCGCTATCGGTCCACAAACGCAATCAGCCTGCCTGCGTGCGCCACAGCCGTTGCACCACAGTGTGGGATCGTAATTCGGGTCGGCCGCGTGATCGCCATCGCGCGTGTCCTCGCAGTCGCACCACGTCTGCATGCCGCAGTTGGCATGATCGCCGCGTTGGCAGGCTTCGCACATGCTCATGTCGCTTGCCTCTTTTGCATAAACCCCGGCTCGCACGGCGAAGGCAGCACGGGAATGGGTTGCACGGGCCGGGCCAAGTGCGCGGCGATCAACTGGGCGAGGTGCTGTCTGGAACCCGGCTTCACCATGACCGCAACTCCGTGAAGTACACCACGGCCTGCACGAGGGCGACGGCGAGCAGCAGGAAGGCGAGGGGGCGGAAGCTGCGCATCGGGTGCGGGTGGCGATCGGTGCGGCGGCGCTGTTGCTCGCTCACAGAACGGTCTCCTCTATTTCGCAGACATCGACAACGCGACAGGCGCTGAATTTCTCCTTCCTCGCATAGTCCATGACGGACTTGATGGCAGCCGTGATTGAACCGGCCTTCACGTAGTAGCGCCCGATGACTCCCAGATTGCCGCTGATGCCAAGCGTTTGGGCGTTGTCCCAGAGTTTCACGCAATAACTTCTCATGACAGCGCTCCGTCATCATGCGGATTACTATCACGTTCAATCGCCTCAGCCTCGCGCAACCGCTCGCATTCGAGCAGCACGTCGCGCAGAACCAAGCCCTTCACGTAATTGCGCACGTACCCAACAACCAACAGTCCGATGTGCGTATACCGGTCGCTGGCCTTCTGGCGGCTCTCATTGAGGCGCTCAATGCATAGCGTGCCGAGGTCTGGATCCGCGTCGGCCACCGAGTCCATGAACGCGGTGGGGTAAAAAGCGAGCGTCGCGGCCAAGTCTTCCAGCGACAATTCGGGCAACGCGCGCAGCGAGCTGTAGCCTCCCTCGGGCGCTGACTCGGCCAGCCGCTTCAGAAGGTCACGATAGGCCAGTTGTGCCGTTGTACCGGCCACGGCGTTGACGAGTGGCCGGAGCGCGGGGTGGATGTAGTCGTGGCGGCTCACGATGGCGCTCCATACAGCGCCACGATCAGCGCGCCCAGCTTGGCGAAGCGGTTCGCGCGGGTGCTGCGGACCAGGGTGACCTGGGTGGCGCAGGCGGGGCAGGGGCAAGTCGGGGAAGAGTGAGTGTTCAAGGGGCCTCCGGGTCGATGGGAGGCAGTATATGCACATATGGGACGGTGTCAACCCGTCAATGCATATATTTTGTCGAACGCGCAGCGACCGTACGCAGACGTTGGATTATCAGTGCTTTTCGGGAAACTTGGGCGGCGGCAACAGCGGAGTACGGCGCGGGGAGAGCAGCACAGGGGCTTTTTCGGCACCCGGCGGCAGCATCTCTTCGACTAACTTCAGGATCGCGAGACGTTGGTCTGGCTCGAGCTGTCTCAACTGGTACAGCAGCCGCACTTCGGTCAGCGTGATATCCATGCCCCAGACCTCTTCTGGATTCCACAGCAATTCACCGCGGATAATCGGAGTGGGGACGCCAAAGAACTCTGACAGTGCTTCCGCTGTCTTGGTTTTAAATTCGGTCGATTCCCCGCCATACAGCCGCGCTAGTGTGGACTGCGACGGGACCTTTGTCTTTCCTTTTCCCTTGCCCCAGCAGCTGAGGGCTTGGTGCAGCGCATAAATATTGACGGCACCGTCCCTCTTCCAGAATTCCGCCTGGTCCGTGCAAAGCCATTCCAGGATCTCTTTGGGCGTTTTTTTCATGCGATCAGTGTCGGGAACGCCCTAGACTCGGTCAAAACCGTCGCATTGACGGGTTGCAGTCGTCCCGTAAACGCATATACTCGGCGCCCATGGATGCACAGCAGATCATCGACCGACTCAAAGAATTCGGGCTTTCCGAGTACGAAATTGCGAAGCGGATACCGACCGTTTCGCAGTCGACCATCAATCGGATTGCTACGGGCAAGACTGCTAATCCCGGTTACGACACATGGAAGGCATTGTCGGAGTTGCTCGGCAGTTTGACTGCTGAAGGCTCAAAGCCGCCGCTCAGCCGCGCTTCCGCCTAGTTGCTTGTTATGTCGAAGAGCATGACACAGCGCACACAGCCGGTTGGCGCAATGCGTCATAACATGGCGGAACGGGACCTTGGTCTGCCTCACGGGAGGTACCCCCTCTGACCCGCTAACTCACCGCCGCTCGCACGGCGCAACACAAACATAACTTTTCCTCGGGGGTCCCCATGGGCAGTTTGGTCGCTCGCCCTGTTCTAACAATCACTGGTTTGCCGCGTGCCCTGCGGTTGGGACGGCTGCTCGATGCGCTGGGGTCGTTGCCGCGGTGGGTCAGGGTGAGGTTGGGGACGTGAGAGCAAAAGCTGTCCCTACGAATCCTGCGCTGCGTGAGACGTGGCGAGAGCTGTGGGCCGCAATAAAGAAAGCTCGCAAGACATTCGCGAGCGCGGGTATTGATATGCATGTGGACATCCGCATCACGGAAAAACCTGCGAGGCGCCTACCATGAGCATCCTCTCGCGCCCCATCACCGTCTGCGCCCACTGCTCGCGCGCCTCATGCTGGCTCGGCATCTTCCTGTGCGATGCTGCTCGACGCGCGGGGACCAAACAGATGACGGTGCTCGAGCTGCGTGCTCTCGCCTACGAGCATCCGCAGTACTGGTTCAAGAATCCGCATACGGGCGCGGTGGACCAACAGGCGATGCGGGAATATGAGGGGGCGGCGTGAGCAACGGTAAAACACACGTGAAGCGATCAGAATCTTACGCCCTGTGCGGGCTGCCGTTACGCTTTGCGAAGCATTCTGTCGAAACGACTAGGTTTCAGCTACTGCGCGAGCGGAACGGAGTTGAATGGTTCTGCCAGCGATGCTCCGCTCTCGTCTCGTTGGGACGGCTGTGCGCATGAAGCTCAACGACGACACCATGTCGGCCGGCATCATCGCCCTCGGTATTGTGATTTTCGTGGCGATTGGGCTGGTTGCGTGGGAGTTGCATGCGAAGGGGGTGCTGTGAGCGAGCCAAAGCGATCCATCACCGAAGCCGATTACACGGCAGGAATTCCCAAGTGTTGCTCGCGGCAGACCTATCAGGAGCATGCCAACATGCTGCTGTGCTGGGGGCTGGTGTGCGCGCTGGAGCAAGGCAAGAAGATGGACTGCAGCGGGTGTGATCTGCGCAATCCTGATGTGCCTGCGGAGACACCGTGAAGTCCCCGCGCCTCCCCCGCCAAACCCGCCTGCTACTCACCCCCGGCCAAGTCGGCCTGGCGCTGCTCGCTTGCGTGGCACTGCTGGGCGTCGCGGCGCTGGTGTATTTCGCGTGGCTGGAGGTGATGGCGTTGGGGCGGTGGTTGGGGTGGATGTGGTGGGGGCCGGGCGCATGAGCCTTAAGCCGCTTGCCATTGATCTTTTTGCTGGCCTCGGCGGCTGGACCGAGGGACTGCTCGCCGAAGATTACGACGTAATCGGCTTCGACATCGAACAACATGTCTACGGCGAGCACCGCTACCCCGCGCAACTGGTACTGCAGGATGTCATGACGCTCCATGGACGGCAGTTCAAAGACGCTGCCCTGATAGTCGCCTCCCCGCCCTGCCAGGCGTACAGCTATCGTGCGATGCCCTGGAAGCGCGCCAAAGCCCTGCCGCCGCCGGATAACTCGTTATTTGACGCGTGCTTTCGCATCCAGCGCGAAGCTTCTGAGGCGGCGGGGCGGCATATCCCGATGGTGGTTGAGAACGTACGCGGGGCGCAGCCGTGGGTAGGGCGAGCTCGTTGGAACTTTGGTAGCTTTTTTCTTTATCACAAGCTTTATCGCAATGGCGCGTTGCCTTGGGAATACGCGGACAAGGATCTGATCTGTCTGTGTGAGGACTGTCATCTGGAGGAGCACATTTGGGAGAAGACTCGCGCCCCCGATGGTGATGGCGCGCTCGAGGAAGCTATTGAAGCGGCCTACCAGACTGGAATTACGACGCCAAATTTCGACACGCGCGTGAGCGCGTTTCGTGTGATGGCTGGCCTGATTGCACGGCGATCGCCCGCTAGGATTGAGCGGATGGAGATCGAGCGGGGGCTTCGATAGGTGGACTATTACAAGCGCTACATGGGCGACTATCAACGGGACACGAGCCATCTGTCCCTGGCTGAGCACGGTGCCTATACGGTGCTGCTCGATCACTACTATTCGCGTCGACGCCCCTTGCCGGGCGCGATGGAATCCCTGCATCGGCTGTGCCGAGCAACAACGAAGCTCGAGCAGGGCGCCGTGAACGCCGTTGCTGATGAATTCTTCCTACTGGAAGACGATGGGCTCCGACACAACCAGCGCGCCGACGAGGAGATTGAGAAGTGGGAGCAGATGGCCCAGGAGAATCGAGAGCGTGGGAAGCGCGGCGGTAGGCCAAAGAAGAACCCGAACGGTAACCCTGGCGGAAACCAGTCGGGTTTTAATGGTGATAACCCGGATGAAACCCAGCGGGTTAGTTCCGGGTTTGAAAAACAGGCGTTTTCGAAACCCGCAGAAAACCCTCTCCAGATCCTAAGCCAGAAGCCTAAGCCAGAACCACACCCTCAGAGCGTGTGCGCGCGCGAGGAAGCCGGCGAGCCCCTGGAAGGCCAGCCCGGGGATGGCGACGAAAGCGAACCATCGCGGGGAGTGAAAGGGAAGCCCGCTGACAATCCCGACGACCCGCTGCACACGTGGAAGCGGGACGAACCGCAGTGCGATGTGCAAGCGCACGAGACCTGGATCGAGTACCGCACCCAGGAGGGCGAGGATCTGAAGGCGCACGTGCGGCTGATGAACGCCCGTTTCCTGGCGAAGAAGGGCACGCCGGAGCAGCAGCGCGCTTTCATCGAGAAAATCATCCGGCTGAAGTTCAAACGCATCGCGGAACCGACTTGGGGAGCGGAAGCCGCCAAACCAGCGAAGGAGGGTCGCACTCATGCGGGCCTACCGATCGTCAACCCCTGAGTGGATTCAACTCGGGCAAGCGCGTCGTCGCGGCCAGCGGCCATCGGCGGCTGTCTGGATCACCGATCACGAGAACCAACGTTACAACTTGGTCGCCTCCGGCGCCTATGCGCTGGGATTGCCGTTGCCTGAGCAGACGGTGTTCATTGCGGGCCTGGACGTGATCTTGTTGGCGCATCGCAGTGAGCGCACGGCGGAAGTTGCACTGTCGATCGCCTCAGCCGCACCGAATCTGTTTTCGATCTACTGGCGCGGCGAAGGCGCGGAACGGGTGTTGATGTGAAGTTAGAAGGCGCATCTGGAACCGCGGTCACCTTCACGCGCGATGATCACGACTGGCTGTTGGAGTTAGGTCGGCAGCAGGGCGATTCGCGCATCATGGGCTCGCAGCATCCCACCGCGAAGGCGCTGATCACGCGATTCCGCTCGCCGCTCTCGGATGGGTTGCCGTTGCCATGGGTGGGCGCGAACGAGTACATCCGCTTCATGCCGGGCAAGGTGACCGTGTGGTCCGGCCCGAGCTTCAGCGGCAAGACGGCTTTTCTGCGCCAACTCATGGTGCACGCGATTGCCAACCATCACCGCGCGTTGTTCATCTCGCTCGAGGAGCAACCCGAGGAAGTCTGGCGCGAGTTCATCTGCACGGCGACAAGCCTGCGTTCTCCCAACCCGACGCACATCGAGTCGTGCTTGGATCTTTGGGACGGCAAATTGTTTGTGTTTGATTCCAGCGAGTTGATTGAGCCGACGTTGCTGATGGGGATCATTCGACACGCTGTCGATAAGTTCGAACTCACCCACGTCGTGATTGACTCGCTGATGCGCTTGGATCTGGCCATTGACGACTACGATGGTCAGCGCGAGATGGGTAACATGCTAGGACGCTTAGCGCGCACCTCCCGCGCGCACATCCACCTAGTCGTACATCCGCGCAAGACGCAGAACTCGCGCATGCCCATGGACATGTATGACATCCGCGGTGCGCAGGACATCGTTGCCCAGGCCGATCTCGTCATGACGCTTGAGCGCAAGCACGAGGAGGAATTCGATGCGCTTCTGACCTGTTGGAAGCAGCGCGGTGATATAAACTGGATTGGCGGCCTGAAGCTGTATTACGACAAAGAGTCGCGCCAGTTGAAGCTCGGCAAGTTCGACTCACCGACGGTCTACATGCCGGCGGGGCTGTTCGCGCAATGAGCGCTCAACTGACACCCCGCGACCACTGGCACCACCGCGCCACCACCCTCGCGCAACTGGACTGCTCGCTGCTGAACCTGCTGCCCTGGGACCAACAAACCTTCTCGAGCCTGCAGCCCGACCTCTACGCGCTCGTCCTGCGAAAACTCGACGAGCTCGCCGGCGATGCCTGCCGCCAAGAGTCACTCAACATCCCGCGCCAACAAATCGAGCTGCAGATGACCAAGGCGATTTGGAATTTCTTGAAGCCGTGGCGGCGCGCTGAAGCGATTGAAACCATATCCTCCACTGGAGAAACCTAACATGCTTGACCTCGACCTAAAACACGCCCAAGTCGGCGTCGTGAACAACCGCATTGAGAAGCACGGCGACAAAGACGTCACCGCGTTCGACATCCCACTCACCGTGCTGCTGGACCCCAAGGAACTCAACAACCTGCTCGATGACCCGTACAAACATCGCGCGCTGTTCGATACGAAGGGCGACGTCGCAACCCCGATGTTCCCCGAGTTCAGCGAGTTTGCGATGAAGCACGACCTGGAAGGCGCGACCGTGACGCTGCATCTGGGTCATAGCGGTTTCGAGATCGAGTACAAGGATTGTTGCCTGAAGGGCCTGACACTGGCGCCGCTTCATGGCGGCGAGACGCAGCTCGATTTCAAACTTCAGTGCAACCCGCAAACCAAACACATCGTCAAACTGTTGGATGCGCAGAATACCGAGATCAAGGTCAGTGTTGCGGATGCGAAGATTGCCGAGAAGAAAAAACGCAAGCAGCGCGAGTTGCCGCTGGGACCGGACCCGAAGGCCGATGCTGATGGCGAGGCCGAAGAGGGCGGCACCACTACGCCGCTCAACGGCTCGCACCTCGCGCAACCCGACCAAACTCACATCTGGTGGCAACACGGCGAAACGGCCGAGCAATCCAACGGCAAGCGCTGCGACATGCCCGCAGGCTGTGTTGAGATCGACCCGCCGGCCGGTGGCAAGTCTGAGCGCGAACAACTGGCACAAGCCAATGGCGCGAGCGACGTGGCCGAGTTTGAGCGCGGTGCGGCGGACAAGATTGCCGAAGCGCTGGCCGCACCTCCGGGCACGGTGACCGACGGGCGATCGGAGCGGGTGAAGCATCGGGATCGCGCGAAGGGCGCGCACTAATCCGAAGTAATCTCAACTCAACACTTGTGGAGAAACTAACATGAAGCTGGGCGATTGTTTGCGTGATAAGGTCACTGGATTCGAAGGCATTGCAACGGGCGTCGCGGTATATATCACGGGGTGCACCCAGTGGTTGGTTACCTCTACGAAGTTGAAACCAGATGGCGATACGTTTGGCAACTGGCTGGATGAGATACGACTCGAAGCCGGCGCCGGCGCTGGATTGGCTCTCGAGCCTGCAGTGGCACAGCCTGGCGGTCCATCGCGGGGGCCTGCCTCGGCTGTTCAGGCGCCGCCGAAATAGCCGCAGAACGCGAAGCACTGAGCATGTCCGAGACCGCCCCACAACTTCGCGCCCAATACCTTGCTCGCAAGATCATCGAGCAGCAGGCCGAGTTGGATGCAACGCACGTGGCATTGCGGCTCGTGCTCGACGAATGGGCGGTGCGGATCAGTCCGTACCAACTGGGAGAGCGCGTTGAGGTGGTCGGCATTCCACATTGGACCGCACAGGTGACCGAAGTGCGCGCCGCCGCGGGCGCATTCGACCTCGAAGACAG